AGGAATGCATACTTAAGACTTTCTTTAATAATGCTGTCATAAGCATAACAGTTCATACCTAAAGCACTATTAAATACTTCTATATCATAACACGAGTCAATGTCGTCTTTGTTGATACGGTCGATTGCTTCTGAGAGTTTCATGATTGTTCCTTTAAGGTTAGGTTGATATACGTAGGTTATGCTACTTTAGGAATCTTGTCAACAACAATTTCAATCTGTTGCCAACGCCACTCGCTAAGCGCTGTTTGTTCCTTGGTGGTGAGATAGTACCCAAACAATGTATGGAAAGCTCGTATACGCTGCTCTAGTTCATCTGGCTGGCATTCGTTTTGTGTTAGTGTCCGCTTGTAGTCTGCAATGAGAACAGCTTTGCAAACATCATATTGTTGGTCGTCTGTTAGTTCAATGTTCATAGTTATTCCTTTGTTGGTACATCGAAAGTGTAACCTACATCAATCAGACGGTTATCTATAGGATGTTGCACATAAACAACACGTAACACGTTATTAGCAATACATCTAGTTTTCACCATATCCCGCCCGAAGTCGTCTAACTCATCGTTTGGTTGCAATAACTCCAACACTTCGTATTTCATATCTTCCCCTTCATTTAGAACAATCTGTGGCCTGTACTTCGTCGTTCTCAACCCAGTTCATTTTCATTCTTACAATCTTGTCTACTTTAACAACTTTCTTGTATGCTGCTGTCATTGCGTCTACAAGCTTACCAGCGTTCTTACGTTGCACCATGAACGAATCATGAATAATGAGAATTGGCTGTTGAATCTTGATAAACTCGTCAACCACATAATGAGCAATCCAGCTATCAATATTCTGAAGCCGTTTACCTGTGGACTTCTTATTGCAAAATGCTTGTACAAAGTCAGGTAATTTTAATTTGATCTGCCGTATTACAGCATAACCGCAAGTAAAGCAGAATGTATTCTCAGGATACTTACCAATCTGTTTATTGATCGCTTTGGCTGCCGAAGTCACCGAAGTGGCATTGAGACAGATATTTACAGCAAGCTTCACAAGTGCACGATTAGCTAAACTGTATTGCTCAGGCTCCAACACCTTGTAATAAATGTCTCCCTCGTACTTGTCAGCTACACCACTCTCATCAGCAAGAATAGAAATGTGTAAGCAATCAAAGTCTATCTCATAAACGGATTCACCGTCAATTGTCGTTCGTAATCGATCCTTGTTAGCCTTGTTCGGCATGTTCAAGATTCCGGCACGGTAAAACCTGCCACCGTATTTCAAACTCTCATTGAATATGCGGGTGTACACGTTCTCGATAACTTCCCCATCTTTGGTTAGGAATAGGTGATTACTATTCATATCGTTCAAGAATAAGACAACACGCTCTATTTCCCTTGTCTCATCCGATATTACATAGTCTACTTTCTTCTTGCTTTTGAACTCTCTTACTTCAATGTTCAAGTTTGCAGCTATATAAGCTTTCTCAGCCTTCTGACAGTCTGTTTCGTCTGTACAGAACTTACTTACAAGAGAATCTGTAGCTTTCACCCAAGAAGGTAGTTTATCCTCTTCGCTATAAAGGTATTGTCTATCTGCAATGTAGTTATATACATAGCCCATTAGCTCCAGTTCATCAATAGCTTTGATGATGTCTAGAGCGTTTAGTCCTCTTACATTGTATTTCCACTTCTGTCGGCTATCCTTCTGCCTACTGTAGAACAACCTTTGTTTCTTCTCATTACAAGCAATCAAGTTCATTAATACAACTTGAATAGCTATCTTGTTCCTTACATTCCATCGTCTAGTCTTGTTCTTGACTGAATCACTTATCTCTATGTTGAGTGCTAGTCGCTTACTATTGATAGGTAGTGAACTATTCTCTAATACCATTCCTTCTTCGGTTAATCTTACTGTCATTGTTGTCCTTATCAAGCTTCCTTGTTAGTTCTTTTTCTCAGCAAGTCAAGTTCATTTCCTATCATTAAGGCACATTTCACCTAGTTATGACAGTAGCGACAAGCTGGAGAACAAGCGTACATGCGGGTTACAGACGATTCTGACATGTCAAATCAGTGTCACGTACGACCATTATACGCCCAATCTGTAGACAGTCAAGACAATTATAACTATGACCACAATAGCAAGAAACTATCACAAATCTATCAAGCGCTATTTCGTAGTTTAGCTAACATCCTACCCTGCTCATAACCCTTTGTGTAAGCTTCTTCGTTGGCCCAGTCTACACCATCATCATACCCCGCTTGATGTGCTGCTTGCCACACTACCCAAGCCTTATCTGTCACCCTGCAATTGTACACAGATATAGGCGCTCTATCGTACATCCCTATATCAAAATCGTTCTGTTCGCACCACTTATGGAATTCTTCTCGCATGTTCATTTGCTCACCAATAACGTAATCGTCACAATAAATGCTATGAAGAGAATGCATAAAATAATAGGTATGACGATATAAGCAATTTTATTCATTTCACAACCTCCTATATGTATTCAGTCATGCCGAATATTTCCTACTGTGTGGGGCGCGCAATGCTCTATACGCACAAGGGACGTTTACGCGGTTGTTTGCCCAAGTGCGGAAGAATTTACCCTTGATCTTACCAGCGTACTTACCTTCTGATTTGTTGCGACTCATATCAATCCTCTATGTTTTGTGGAACATTCCATATACAATCCCTCCCTACCTCATTCAACCAATCCACATATTCATCAGCCTTGACAAACAAATAATCATTCCATCCATACCAATCTTTATAATTAGTTACAGTAATACACGGAATTCTTGACTGTACAATAACTTTATCTGTGGCTTCACAAGAAAGTTTCCTTCTTATACCGCTCTGCTAAATACTTAGCAGTTTCTTTATGACCACCGTGGCGCTCAATAAACAGCCAAAGTGATTCGCCCTTGCCAATGTCTGTGTATTGTATATTGCAGCGGATGATAATGGAATCTTTATCAGCGTCCTTGTAGGCTGTTATAAAATTACTACCTTCAAAATCTATGTAAGCCATTTTAAACCTCTCTAAGTCGTTTCCAGCATTATCACATAAATCCTGTCGTCCAACATGTACAACGCGCTTCTAGCCCTGTTTTGACGTGAATAGGCTCTATTCCCACTTACTTTCTACCACTGTACAATAATCCTTAGCACTATCTACAGTGACCCCCGTCAAAGTGTCTGTGAGCATCACCGAAAGCTTGACATCTCCGTAATCTTCGTACAGGGTAATATCAATTGCAAGGTATTTACGAACAGCCGCGTCGAAGTGTTCTTGTGTTTCAAATGTAATAGCGCCTTGCGTCGCTCTTTCCTCGTTTTCAACTCGTAAAGTTGTCATGGCTTAAGCATCTCCAATAATTGCAACTGGTTGGCTTCCCCTAGCTTGATGTCTTCCTCTAGCGCTGTGTTACGTTCTTCCAGCCTATGAATCATAGCACGAAGTCTCTTAGTTTCGTCCTCATAGGTTTCCAACTTCACCCATTCCCCATAAGGAGATTCTACCATAACAGCAATAGAGTATTCACTGTTTGGGTTGTATGCATTAGCCCATTCCGTTTCCACATCAGGATTATATTTACGCACCATAATCATTCCTCAATAATAAAGAAAACTCGGCGCATCTTATAAATCCAATACCCAACACCGAATACGCATAGAGTGTAGCACACTGTCTTGATAGCTTCTAGTGTGTTTGTGTCGCATGTGATGTTCATTTCTAACTCCAGACAGGTTTACGCTCCAATCCAGCAAACTCACTCCATTTCTTAAAATAAGCATCTAAGAAATGTCTCAATACAGCATCGTTGTTATCTTGTGCAATTCTCTCTAGCTCAGACATCATAAACCAATAATCATCCATGATGTAAGTAAATTCGTCTTTAGACGGTTGTTTGTATTCGATTGTCATTATGCTTGCTCCAAAATAACATTACCAACAAACTTGACAAAGTGTTTCTTTTGAAATTTAGGCTCAAGATAGCCAGAACAGAACAAACTGACAGAGTTAATAGCAACTCCTGTAAATTCACAATCTCTAAGAATTTCGTCAGACTTGCATACTAATACAACAGAGCCATCTTTAGGGTCTATAACCAACGTCCCCGGCTTGAAAATGTCGTCATTGGATGGTTGTGCGGGATTGATTGTAACTTTCATGGTTTTAGCCTTTCATATCTTCTTTGCAGATAATCAGAGTTTTATCAACGTCCATCCATCGATACATACATTTTTCCAGTGTCTCGTATTCGTCAATAGAATAATCCCCACCGCAGCAATCACACGTGACATTGTACGGATCACGGTCAAATCGCTTTTCAAAGTAAGCTACAGCGTCATCTTCCGATGCCTCAATAATAATCCACTCGGCACCTTTAATCTTGACAGAACCTCCACTACACATATCGCTAAATCGAGTAAACATTATTTGTTCTCCAACAAGTTATTTAAGACAATCCCGCCATGCAACGCAATACATTGCTCTACAAGCTCAATAGGGACATATCCATAAACTGTATTTGTATAGTCGAAGAACTCCACTTCACCTGTATCCTCGTCAGTCCAACCGCTTGACTCTGCATACTGTGCAAAGAATTCAGGCTTAGCACTTGGGAATCCCACTTCTACAGCGGACCAATTTGCAATGTTAGTGCGAGGAGTGCAATAAGCTCCGAAGGATGCTTGCACAGACAACGAGAAGCCATCTGCACAAGTGATACGATTCGCACGAGGGAAACTCCGGTCTGTAAATACTTGTTCGTCGTTAATGTCACGGAATGACATAAGGTAATCTTGAAGGTTCATAATATTCTTTCAAAGTGATTTAAACAGACCTCACAGGCTCCGTTGTGTGTTGTGTGCAAATGTCCTAGCTCTTTAGCTTTGGAGCGCTCCTAGGTGCCTAAGAATGGCTCTAAAGTGGCTTCCTAGCTTATTCTTCACACTCAGCCAGAAATTGTGCCATATTTACTTCTTGGTGTAGTTGCCATGCGCGCACATACAAATGATGTAGCTTAGGCTCGTCCGTATGATTACCAATCTTAACAGCATCTTGCCAAGCTTTGTAAGCTGCTTTAGCTTCCACACGAGTGCGCCAAAATTCGTCTTGCAGTTGTTGAAGGTTGTTCATGATATTTCCTTTATGTGCTGTCCGTTTCAGAGCCTTAAGAATAGCGCACATTCGCTAGGAATGCAAGAAGAATCTTCAAATAATTTCAGGTAGTGTAGACCACTGCCATTGGTTCATAGCCTGAGTAATCAATCGTTTAGCTTTAGCTCCGTCAGAGTTGTGTAATTCATCTGCCAAAGCTTCCCAGTGATAATTGTTGCCAGTCTTGATAGGCTTCAGGTAGCAATTAACAAACCATTGACCGAGGCGTAAATTATGCGGCTTCAGTGCAATGAACTGCTCAAGAGTGATTCCGGGTGTATGGTGCTTAGTTGTTGAGCGTATCATTCCTCATACTCCTCATCAGACCAATCAAAAATACTTGCTTGAATCTCTCGCAGAGCTACAATCTTTTTGTCAATAATACGATACAAAGATTCTTTAGCCTCTTGCTCATCCTCATAATAACAATACTCCCCACAACCATACACAACAGGAAGCCACACATTCAGAGGCGTATCAGCGTGCAAGGATTGTTTATCAACCTCTGCAATGGTTAGTAGTTCGTTGTCTACTCGATAAACTGTTGTCATTTCAAGCCCTCCAAATACTCACTTAATACATTCTGTGCAAGATGCTCGAAAGATAGATCACTGTTCAAACGTCGATGTGTGATTACCTTTGACGCCGTGTAAAGTGTCTCCCGCGAACACTGGCAATCCCTCACACATTCCCAATGGTGCTAGGAATACATCAAAATTACGATTGGTGAATTGCCCATCGTCACGCGTAGTGTACACATTGCCGTCAATCATAACTACTAAATTGAATCCTTTGTTAGCATCAGGCACATAAGCAATAAACTTAGCATTGCGTCCGTCACGAGTGATTAGAGGGTGATTTTGTTTTGCCAGTTCTAATGAAAATGGCTTAGTGTTTGGTGGAATGTTCATATCAAATTTCTTTCCATGCCATCAAGGCATTAAGTTTGTCTGTATATTTCTTGTGCAAAGCTTCTTTAACATCTTGATATTCAATGTTAATTTGTACTACCTCTTCAGCAAGCTTAACTCCTCGCTCTTGTGGAAGAATGAATTTTACGGAATTAATGTGATAGCACCCATATCCTTTTACATTAACCGTACTATCTTTGCGACCATCTTCTACCACCTCTCCCCAGACTACATAAGGGAATAAGTCGTATTTCATAAAGGCAATCATATCATTTCCCCTTGAGCAATTGTTCTTTATATTTCCTAAACTCAGCCAGCATAGCTAAATGTTGGACGTACCACAATTTGTATTCTTGCTGGCTCATGTTATTCTCCCCGAACATACTTAGCAGCCTGTTGATAATCCACTTTACCAAACTTAATCAATGTATGCTCTTTATATTTGATGAAATGCAGCCGATTAGCAACACTGAAAACAATATCACCATCTTCGTCTTGCTTCCACTGAAACAGCCAGTGACGGAACAAATAGGATTTATGCAGATAGAATGCTTGCAGACGAATTTTGTACGTTGACAAGCGACCATAAGTTTTGAAAGTGGCGATCATAATTCTCTCCGTTTGCTATGTGGGACAACGTGAATCTATTATTGCACAGTTCTCAGGATTGTGCAAGAACTTTCTTAGCTTGCAATAAACTAGGATTTTCTGCACTAGCTTCATACTCATAGGAGTCAATCATTGATTGCAAAGCACTCTCAAGCTCCTCTATGCGTGCGTCTGCTTGATTACAAATTTCCGCTGCTTGATGCCTAGCCGTGCGATGTCCAACTTTAAAAGCTACATTACGATCCAATGGGCCGGACAGGTCTAGCATTGATAAAACGCAAGGCAGGTTCATAATTTCGTTATGGTAGTTCATTCCGCTTCCCCTTGTGCTTTGGCAACAATTGCATCACGACGTTGTCGCCAGTCTCCGCCAATACTTTCTTGCGATTCTTTTAGCAACTCCAGCATTTCGCTTGCAGCAGCGAATAAACGTGCCGTAGCTTCCAATTCCTCTTTAGGCGTGTCCCGATAACCATACACATTAGCATACACACGATTTCGCATCTGCGCCTCTCCTTTGCGCCAGCTATCAAATTCCAGTTGATATACAGTGGTGTCAACGAATTGGAAAGGTTGCTTTTCCGAGATATCTTTGTATTCCATTTTATTTCTCCTGTTTATTTGCAATGTAATGTTTCTTAGCAATCCACTCACATTCATCCTTGCTAAAGCTTTGCCCAATAATAACACCTTCGCAATAGGCTGTGTACATGTCTGTGTTGGTGGAGTGTGCGTAGTGGTAAATGGCTGGAAGATTTATGAAGCTGGTCATGGTTGTTCTCCTTGTGTTTGTGCATCCAGTAGACATAGTATTACACTATCCTGAGAAAATCAAGAAATATTTTGATTTGTCACAAATGGTCCGACAAATATTTCTTGCCATGAAAACCCTATTTTATCAAAGTACCATGTAGCATTATTACAACAACGTCTGACAGTTGAACGATTCGCATTAGGGAATCCATTAGTTTTTAGCCAGTTTGCTGCTTGGTCAGCCGATTTGAATACGATTCCGTTTGAACAATAAACTTTACTTGGGGCAAATTGTGATAGATGTACATCACAACCGAACTCTACAAAAGCATCTAAATTTTTCAACAAAATAATCTTTAAATCTTCAGAATCGTCAACATATCTCCAAACAAAACCACCCCAGCTACATTTACCTTTTCTCTTGCACACCACACTAATACTTCCACCACACCCCTTACCCAGCCACGCAGCAGCACTCTTTGCAGAATCAAAAATCATTCCATTTGAGCAAAGAACGGGCCTTCTCATATTTCTTAATCGTTTTTCGACAACTTCAGGGGATAAAATTCTTTCTGTCATTATCTTTTTAGCGGCTTCTGGAATTGATCTTGTACCATCCCCACCATTTGTTAGATTACATAGGGTGTGTCCAGTTTCTCTGTAAAATTTAACTAATTCATACTCCAAATCATATGCATCTTCTTCTGACATGCCCTTCTCTACGTACTCTACCACTCTTCCATATTTTTTGTAGATATTCGTCCACCATGCATTCCTCCTTGCTGTAGCTGTCGCCCTCCCGCCCTTACCTTTTCCAACATAAAACACCTCGTTGTTATCACCTCTCCTGTGTACGTATACATAAAATACATTTTTATTAATTACTGCCACAAAACCTCCAAACGTAAAAAGACCCACTCATGGTGGGTCATAATCAAAATGTAACTACTCTTATATCTATTCTTGCTCTAGTCGCTTCACAACTCCAGCAAGTTCCTTGCTAATACGCCTCAGATCATCCTCTACGGAAAACTCCTGATAGCGCACACCCTTAGCCACACCTCGCATGATTGTACGCAAATAAGCCTCAGAGCAACCAAGCTCCAAGGCAATCTCTTTGAACGTCAATCCTTGCTCGCGTAGCAGCTTAGCACGAGACTTATCAACTGCCATAATTAACACCTTTCTATCAATTGTACATATATTATATCATACATTTGCACGTTGTCAAGAGCTAACTAAAAGTTAGTGCCATTCACCCTCCGCTCCTCAAATTCATTCAAAGCCTTGACAACAAATTTCACTTGACCTAAAAAGAAGCAATCACAAATATGGGTGTCTGAGTAACGGTCAATGATGTAATAAACATCTGTCAAATCTTCTCGTTCGTAGTAGTATCTCACTCCCATTCTCCCGTTAAGTAATTCAATCCCACAACCATTCCACCCATGCTGAGCACACTAAACATGAAATAATCTACGCTGAACGTCTTGTAGAAAAGTAGTTGCCACATGAAATGTGATAGAAAGAATGTCAGACCAAATGTAGAAAGACAAGTGATTGTACCTGAAATGTATTTATTCATAATGCCTTCAAGAGAACACAAAAGCAATAGCAACAATAATAATTGCACCAACCATCAGCAGAGCCATTCCACCAAGAGCGCCCAAACAAGCACTTTCAAATCGCTCATAATCAGAGCGGAACCATCCCACAATAGCCCCAATCAATGCAGCAATCAAGAAGGCAGCTACAACAGCCTTACCTGAATGAACATCCATTGTAGCTGGCGGATAAATTGCACTAACACATTCAGCATAAGCTTGTTTCTCAGCTACTGTGTTGCTTGCAGTGCTCTCGCCATGATCCATGACAAATTGACAGTCGGCTAGGTATTTCGCTCGTGCACGTGCTGCATTGGATGCGGCAATGGAGTTGTTGGCACTGTTGATTGCTACGAATGCGGCGCTCATTCAAAATCCTCCTCATCAAACATCATAATACACCCCTCAAATGGATTCTCCCGACCAAGACTAATGTAAGGACCAAAATCTTGGAACAAGCTCCACAGTTGTGCTTTGAGAACATATCCAGCTTTGACATCTACATTACTAAAAATGTAGTCTGTTGGAACATATTGCTTCATATCATCATAACGTTTATTGTAAATTTCTGCACCAAATTCTGTCAATGTGACAGTGGCGTAATTGTTGATGTTGAAAGATAACATTCTGCTCTCCGTTTGAATGTGTTTCATTCAAAAGTCCTCCGTTTAACTTTACCACATTTAGAACATTCTTTGGTTTGCCACCATCCAATGTAGCCTCCAACTGCACGATATGCAACAGGGACAGTCCACTTACTCCATTTATGCCAGCAGAACATATCAACTCCCTCCATTATGACGCATATAGTCTTCCGCTGCAAGCAAAGCTTTCACAAGCTTCGGGATGTCCTCTACGAAAATAGCGGCAGAATCACCTGACATTTGAATCGTCACAATACCATCATCATGTTCCATCACAACAAACTCTTCTTCGTGGTGCTTGTTAGCGTATTTGAAGCCTTCCAGCTTCTCGTTAGTGTCATCGATTGATTTGAACATTATTTCTTTCCTTCATAGCACTCAAGCATCCAATCAATCCAATTGAGTCGAGTTTGGCGAATCTTCTTACTCCCCTTGCCATGAAACCAACAGCTTTGAACATCTTCAATAGTGTCAAGAGTTTTATTCGAAAAGAGCCAATAATCAAGTGCACCCTCACCATTAAGCTGTTTACCTATGTAGTGGTGAAGATATTCTACTGCTTCTGATGCAACAGCATTCTCTTTAATAACGGCGTAGTTAGTCAGAGCAATACAGACGTATTCTGCTTGTTCATTAGAAATAAGCTTGCGAGCATGTTTCAACGCCGCAATTTTATGGTCTTTAAGTTTCATTTCAATTCTCCAATAGCTTTCTCAAGTGCTTCAATACGACTCTTCCTGTCAAAGAAGCTCCACCAACCTACGTACAAGTCATTCTTGCCTTTAGGTTTATATTTCTCCATAATCTTAACACACTTCTGTTCAAGAATCTCATCACCATCACAATGTTGCTTGATAGCCACGCAGATGAAATTACGCTGACTGTTCTTGATGGATGCTAATGAGAGTTCCAAAACCTTCTTGATGTTCATATTTAGTCAGAAAACTTTAAAAGCATTGAGCACAAGCGCAAAGCTCAATCCGATTGGGGACATCTTAAAGATGAACGTATCAAAGTATCCACCATTAGTGATGCGCAATTTCCAGCCCATGTACAGTGCGTAAGCTGCTGCAATAAGTTCTACAATCATAGTTGGAGTCATTTTATTTCCTTTTAAGTTATACGAAGAATTCTAACACATCTTTCTGGTCAACAACGATCTGCCCACCAAATCGAGACAGACAATTCATCTTATCTGTAGCACCAATCCAAGAGAGAAAAATGCACGTGAAGCTTCCGCTACCATTTGCTACGATGAGTTTGCTGCCTTCGCGCATTTCGTTCTCCTGTGTGTTGTGCTGCTATGAATTACATTCTACAGTAGTTCTAAGAATTGTCAAGAACCTTCTCAAATCTATCCACAGAAAACATCGTCGCTTGCAAGCCACCTCCGACACGCATCATACTCATGCTGAGCCGAACGTAATGTTCACTGCACCATGACACTTTGTAAACTTTGTTCCACTGCAAATGATTTGCATCATTACGAGTGTCTGTGCACATTACTTTGTCACCTTCTTGGAATTTTGTCATTTCAATTTCTCCATAATATACTCCAGCACGACAGCAATGTTCTTACCATCTTCGTAGCCACCATTCTTCAGTTTGTTGATAGCTTGTGTTGCCAGTTTAAGCTTCAAGTCGCTCTTGAGAGGAGGTATAGGTGGTGGGATGGTTGCTCTAGGTGCGCTCATACCAAACCCTTATAAACAATCCATCCCAATGCACTCCAACATGCAGCATCTAGCAGCAAGGCTAGGAAGAGAAGTTGTAAGCGTGTCATCTTAATCTTTCTGAGTAATCTCAAAAGCATCCTTGCTAGGCCAAGGAATAATGTCTTGCACAACAATAGTAGCTACGCCGCCCTCAAGCTTGCATACGGTGAGGTAGATTCCATTGTCTTCGTAAGCATATACGATGTTGTATTTCTCGGACAGTTCTACGGTACAAGATTCCAGTAGTTCTTTGGTGAATAGGAATTGGTTCATGTTAGTAATCCTCCGGATATTCAAACTTATCGTTACACTGGCTCACATACTCTCCACAAGTGTCACCAGACTGGAACGTATTCATTTCTTAACTTTCTTAAGAGCTTCCATTTCAGTAAGCGCCTCGACAATCTGAGTAGCTTCCTCTTTGCTAGTGTAAGTGTTAATAATCATGCCATCGCGTAGCACAGTGTAATACGCTCCCACGGCCTTACCTTTGGCGTCATACGTGGGAGATGTGGTGAGAGTGTAGGTTGCCATATCAATAGCTCCGTTTCTTCAGTTTAAGGCGCTTTACAGGCTTTGCGAGGATGTAACGGTCTCCGAGGTAGTGCAAGGCATTGATGAGCTTTGCTGCATTCGATTCCGCAAGGTGTTGAGGTACGTCACGCCCTTGGAAAAGTTCTAAAGCTTTGTTAGTAGTCATTTCTCTCTCCTAAATAACTGTATAAATACACAGTATTGACAGGTAACATTTCCGTGTTACAATATAAGCTTACCACAACTGTAAGGATAAGCACAATGTTTAATTACGTAACTTCTAGTGATGTTGAACTTCTACAACACATCGCTTCGTCTTCCTCAGCTTCAGTAAGTGTAGCAAAGCGCTACCACAAAAGCAAGGGGAATTTTTATGTTGTTGAACGAATTGATAAAGCTCGTATGGTGTTGAAACAACAACGGGTAATGCTCCAACTAGAGCAGCTTAAAAATGATTGTAAAGGATTTGGAGAATGAACGGTAAAGTACAACCATATTTTGCAGAACTAGATGAATTTGTTGGAAAACGTTTTGGTAAAGAAGGCCAAGTTGAGGTTTTAGGTTGGTTTGGTGAGAAACGTGCTTGGGCTAAGGTGTACACTATTATTTGCCATACTTGTAAGAATGATTCTGAACTGTTTGGGGATGGCAAATTTCTAGCAGAGAAATCATCTCTCATGAAAGGTAAATTGCCGTGTGGCTGCACTAAAATGGGTAAATGGTCAAAAGAACAGAAAATTGTTTTGTGTCACAGAAAAGCGGCAAAAATGAATGTAGAAATTACCAGAATTGATGACGACAAGATCTTCCTAAGATGTAGAAGGGATAACCACGAATGGACATCGACAATAAAAACATTCATGGATAAGCGAGGTGGTTGCCAAATGTGCAGCTTACAAGTTGTACCGAGAAAGAAAGATAATGATGAATTTGTAGCTAATAAGCTAATGGCAACAGGATTGTTCCATGAAGATACATTGTTTTGGAAGTGTGAAAAAGAGGTCAAAGGTAAAGATTCTTGGAGGTACATTTGCCCAAGATGCTCTACAAGTAATCCCCAAGAGATATTTGAAGGTTGTAGACAAAATATGCTCCAAGGTTATCTGCCTTGCAGTTGTAGGAAAACCAAAACAATCCCTAAGGACGCTAATTTTATTATTTATGTTCTGGAAGTAACCTCTGATACAGGCAGTTTTACTGGTTATGGAATAACACGAGACTTGACTACAAGACTGAAACACCACAAAATGAATCTTAAAAAGAGGCAGTTTGTAATTCAAAACTATAAAACTTTTAATGATATAAGCCCTTGGCTTGCAAGTAAGATCGAACGAAAAATAAAAGCTAATTTTATCGTAACCCCTCAAGAAGTTAAGGGCTTCATCACAGAAGCCACATTAATTGAGAATTATCCTAGCGTAGTGTCTTTTGTTGAAAATATAATACAAGAGGCATCTGTGCAAGATTGATCTGGGCGTTAATTGCTGCCAAAGACTCTGGCACATTGCGACCAGAGTAGAGGGAGAGTGCTTTGTCGTTGCTCATTTCAAAGACTCCTTAAGTTGTTTGATCCAGAGATTACGTTTGTTGACGCGTTCAATTTCTTCGTCCAAACTATTGCTACGATTTTCTACAGCACGCTTCAAGTAAAGCATTTGCTCAGACCACCAATCAAGTGGTTCGACACGTTTAGGAATATCATAATATTTCATGTCACAATCCCAATCAATGCTTTGCACGATTTGGTCAATCATGAACTTCTTAAACTCTTTGTGTTCGTCAGACGGTACAGCATACTCTTTTACATCTGCCAACATGCGAAGATACTTTACTTCCAAATCTTGCTTGTTAAGCTTAATGGCTTCATAATCTGCTACAGACTTCGTATAGTAAGCTTCATACTTTGTAGCAACTTCTTCGTATTCGAGTGCAGAGAGATCATCAAGAGCTTTGCGAGCATCGTCGTAAGCTGTCTGGTAGTAAGAGGATATCTCGAAAGAATCGGGTATTGTTGCGTTAGATGGCTCATCACGCATTGATACTAACGCTCCAAAAGCTCGTGCACAAGACAGAGCATATTCTTTAAAAGTGATTCCATCTTTGATTGCTGCGGTGTATCCTGTTGGCATTTTATTTCTCCTTATTCGTAAATAGTTTGTTCAGGGATCACTTTAGCAGTGACATAGCCGTATTGCACCAAGAGAGGGAGCCAGCGGCTATTAGGTTGATTCCAGCCTTCGTAGCGTTCCTTTCCACTCTGCCACCAATAATAATTCAAAGCAACTAGGTCTTGAATATCTTCAATATCCGTTTTCTCTTGATACCGAGCTACAGCATACCAATCAGCTTCGTTTCGGCATTTGATTTCTACAGTGCCACTCTTATAGAAACCGTCTACGATGAAGCTGTCTTTGGTGAGCGATACAGGAATGTCTGCTTCGAGTAGCTCTTGGATGAAGCTTGGGATGATTCGGTTGTCCATTTTATTTCTCCGTTTCGTTAATGTAGGTCTATGATGCTCTCAGTTCTGACAACTGTCAACAAGTTTCTTCAACTTTTGTATACCTGAATCCATTCCACCCACGACTTGCAAATTAGGTCCAAGTCCAATGGGACAAAGCTGTTGCTAGATGAGTCGTAGAGGCTCACGGAGACACTTTCCACTCTATGGAGCGTGCGAAGATCAAGAGTCTGTTGGAGCGTGTGTAAGGCACGGATTGCATTGTCTGCTTTGGTATAGCTTACTCGTGTCTCTGTGGGATTGACGAGGGTGTAGTTGATTAGGTAGAGGGATGTGAATGGAGTAGACATTAGGCTTCGCTCGTTGTTTGGGAGGAAGCTTAATAGTAACACATTATTTCAAATTGAAGTAGTCTAATATCGAAAAAGATTGTTTACTTTCGTGGCTTAGGAAAATAGCTTGAGTATCACCTACAATCGTATGCTCGCGAAGGCATTGGTACTCGCTCACTACAATCCCAGCAGCATGCAGTTGACGCAACCACACAGCTTTATAAATCCAGAAGCGCGCTTGCTTCTTGCTACCGAAGCCAAAGTACCAATCAGACATAGTTGGGTTTTCGTGAGCATCTAATGCGTCTGAGAGCTTGCTATCATCTCTAGGCATAGGGTGACGCATACTTTCCTGCATATCGTTTGTACAGGGCGCTTCGCCATCGTGGTACATACCTTTAGCATCAACTGCCGTTTCAAATCTTATGATTTTACGTAAGCTCACTCTTGTCTCCAGAATAAATAATAAACGCCGACATCCTTTTAAGAATTATCGGCGTTCCATGGAGAGAAGGCAAGAGCTTTATTTCTTTGAGGCTATTTTACAACAGATCGTTTACTTTGAGTTATATTCAGCATCTACCGCAGCAATTGCAGCCTGAATCGCGATCTGCATCTTTGCACGATACTCTTCTTGATTAAACGAGAAAACAGGTTTGTCACTAGACCGGCGAAGCGTGTTGTTAGCACTTTTAGGTTCATCATCTTGCACTACAGTGCGATGTTTTGACAAATCCTTCCCGAGCCTACGTTTCACTGCAACCCCGAAGGTCGGTTTAAATTCGGTCGCAAATTTGTTCAACACTTCTAGCTCTTTATCATGCTCCAGTTTAGTGCTACTGTGGTAGTAGGAAAGAGGAACTTTGCGAGTCTCTACCCCGTTGTGCCAAACAGCAATCTCACCGCCCTCTTTTGACATATCCAACTCAGACTGAATGAAGATGACAGCATTGCCTGCGGAGTCTTTACGTGCAATAACAGGGACCGGGCCAGAGTTGACAGTGGTTTCGTAAGCTTGTGCGTTCATGGGATTCTCCAATAATTAATAACGAGGTTTAGGTTATTTGGACACTTGTATTTCTGTCCATGTGAAGAAGTATGCACGATAACAAAACGACAGTCAAGCGTTTTATCAAAATAATTCTGGACTTTTCAAAGAAAGTTTGAGCTAAGTATCTTTGAAGAAATTAAGATTCTTTCACGCAAAAGAAAGCCCGCTCAAGCGGGCTGTGTGCTATTGTGTATGTAAGGGTTGTTCCGAATAGGAAGCCTCTTTGCAGGGAGTTAGCAAACCTGTGAGAGCTTTCCTGCAAGGATATCCTGTCACAGGGCTGTTAAGAGTTGTAGGAGGAACAGCTACAGGTTTGCTAGGGCCATCGTCGTCTTGGTCTATCTTGAGCGACACAGCCAAGCATCGTAGACGAGTGTGAATCTGCTCATCCTCTGGCTCAAGAATTTCTTGACGTTTGACAGCTTCAATGACAGCAGAACAGTTTTCTACAGAAGCCATCTTGTCAATGAAACGTAGATGAACAATAGGCGCAGTAGACACGAGATAGGCGAGAATAATCGATGTTGCGAAAGCCATAGCAATTCCTTAAAAGTTGTGAATGAGAAACTATTAGGTGTTATGAGAGCTATTTGTAATTAGGGACAATCAAAAATAGCTGCTAAAAGAGACTAAAAAGTTCCTGAAGTTTTCGACCGCCTCAGGAAATAAGTTTGATTTTGAAAAGCTACTTTTCAGTGCCATCACGATTGTACTTAGCAAGATACTTCTCAGCATCACCACTGGACACATACAGAGCAATAGCTTTCTCAGTAAACTTCAACAGGCTGCTATTACGTTGACGCAAGTCTTTCAAAATTGTTTCACCATGTTCCCAAGTTGGATATACACGTTTAAGATTATGATGTAGATGTAGAACTACACTGATAAAGGGTTGTTGAAACTGAAGTTCTATATAATTCACAAAATATTCTTCTCCAGCTATAGACACCTTCATACCATCTTTCTTAATTTGCTCAACAAACTTATTTGCAGCATTAGAATTTCCGAATTCAATTTTCATACTTTCTCCATGTTTTTCAGAGCTTCTACAAGTCGCACAATATCCACAACCATTTGTTCTGACAAACTTGTACCAGCTACTTGATTGTAAGAGTCTGCTGTAATTTGCTCTACAGATTTCTTCTTTGGATAAATGATTTTCTTAGGCGTATCCGGATACTTGTAATAGTCGCCAGCAAGGATTTGTTCACCTTTGTGACATGTGACCGCTTCTGTCCAAGGGATGCTATCAGGTTCGTCCCATGCGTCTTCTAAAGATTTCTCTTCTTTATGCAGACGCCAATGTGTCACACATTCATGTTCAAGTTTTTTCCACATCCATACACCAGCGGAAGTCCCATTGTAATATGCATCATAAACTCCGTCCAACTTTACGTCTACAAGAACATCATCTGCGACAGGTTGTACAAAGTCTTTATTCTCAATCCAAACATTGCTCACAGGTTTACAAGAATCAAACCAATCCTCCGAAGGCTTGTCCCATGCTGCGTCAATTCCCCAAGATACAGCTACACAATCACGACCTTGAATGTAGTGAGTGAAGTTATCTTTCTTAGGAACAACCACCCAATACCAACCTTCTCTAAAGCGATCTTCGTCAACAACTTCTTCAACATCAAACTTCTCGCCAATCCGAGAAGAATACCAAGGATTACCAATACCTTCTTGGCCTTTGTTATTTGTAATTTCAACTTTCATTCACAACTCCTAAGTTTTTACTTCCAGTAAATTTAGTCAACCGTGTAAGGGTTATATCAAGCAAATAATCTTTCTCGCTAACTAATTTCTTAATAGCACCAATGTACTCGCCAGCAAACACAATAATAACATCATCCTTGCTAGGACAATCTCCTGCAATATTAAGCCTACATTGCTCGACAAGCTTTCCAAATTCCTTCAACAAATTGTCTTCTTCGTTCATACATTCTCTCCATTATGACAAGCCTCAACAGCCACATTCAAAGCACGCCAATCTAAGATATGCATGTTGAAAGCTGTTTTGTGCTCATGCCACGCATCAATTGTATATAATTCGATCATTCCGGGATAGTACGTCACAACTAACGTATCATCACCATTCCTCTTACGATAAGCTTCCAATGGCTGAGCCATAATTATTTCTCCTTGTTAATAAAATTGTACAACGCTATAAATCCGCTCTCCAGCATCAATCCTACTAGAATTGCCAGAACACTGACAGCCAACACATTGATGATTGTCTTAGGCTCTGCGTACACTATAAGGAGTGTACAGATGGCTGTCAAGAGAATTGTGAGAACTGAGTAAAGCAGAATTTTCATGATGTCTTTCGTGGAAGCTGTACAGGTACATGATAGGAGTTGTTCTGAGAACTGTCAAGATAAAGTTTATGGCTGTTGCCCTATTGACACACAGCGGAATCGTGGTATAATGGCGAAGACTGTAACTTTTACAGTCGTTCTAACATTCTGTTAGAGTCCTTGCGCAAGGGATAACAAAAGCTGAAAGCTTCTACACGTAGTGTATGGAGCCATTTGGCGTTTATAGAAAGAATAATTATATGGCTGTAGATACAATTCAAGAAGCTAGTGTATGGGGAGTCAATGAGAATGGGGCAATTGTACTTCAATCAGATACCGGTAGCAGTAATGTTACAGGAAGTATTAGCTCGACACAAGTACCTCAAGATGTTGCAACAAACAAAATGGTTGTGAAGCTTCCTGCTGAGACAGCTACTTTCACAGCAGACGGTTTGGCACTCAACAATTCAAATGGTAAAATTACAACGTTTGTAAAACGACCTAGTACTATTAGCGCGTTTGTACCTATGATGCCATCTTTCGATGGTGGAGCCAATGTTGTAACTGCCAACCTTCTCACAACTGCACCGGGCCATTTTGATGCTGTGGCACTCCTGACAATCAACATTGGAGCATCTTCTACCACCTTAGATGGAGCTTGTGTGGCAGTGTCAGAAAGTTCCAATGTAAGTAAAACTGTACCTATTATCAATGGCACTCAGTATAACACATTAGCTGCTGCGGGCACACAAAATGGATGGATTCCTGTAACATGGTCAGGAGCATCTTCGACATCAATAGCAGCAGGATCGCTGGCTCGCCCAACATTGATACTGTCTGATTGGATTTCTTTGTCAAGTATTCCTAGAACGGACGGAAAGACACTCCCAATTGTGATGGCTAGGTCTTACATAAATAACAGGACGTGTGCATCTTTCCAGTTCACTACTGCCGCTCAAGCTGATTTGTTCAACGACAGCCTTGCCCCTTATGAATTTGCTAGTGTTGCCCAAGCTAGTGTAGACGGTGTGAGTAACCCTTCGGCAATGACCACAGCATGGACTGCTGGGGCTAATACTACCACTGTACGTATTTATGGCTTAGTTTTTCGTATGAGGGGTAGTGCCGACCTAGTTCTTTTTGTGGGTGATTCTATCATCAAAGGGCTGGGTGCTGGTGGGGATGCTACCACTAACAACGCACTAAACTCGTCAGGTGGTTGGACCATGAAAGCAGGGGTTGCCTTAGCTAATGTGGACAAACCTGTAGGGTTCATCAACGCGGGTATTGGTGGACAAACTACTACGCAATACTTGCAACGTGCAAAAGATTTTATGGCACTTATCCGCCCAACAGTTGTAGTTTACCCACCTTACACGCCAAATGACACACCATCTACAGATGCCGTTAATAGCGCTGAATTTTCAAGGGCTTTTGACCTCTACGACACCGCCTATTCGCTAGGGGTTGTACCAGTGCTCATCGCACCTGTACCATATGCAGGTGCTGGTACAGAAGCCCGCCGACAATCCTTCATTGCCAAAATGAGTGCGATTCGAGGAGCTTTCTTTATTAACCCTAATGTGGTAGGAGTATATGACGCCACAAATTCAGGGGGTTTCTACTGGAATCCTGCTGGTACGGTGGACAACACGCACCCTAGTTTTTCTGGATATGCCGCCATAGCCACATTGGCAGCAATCCCTGTTCTTACAAAAGTTGTGAATTAAAACAACATAAGCCCTCCCTGCGAAAGCTCGGAGGGCTTTTCTTCGTCTGAACATTTGCGCTTGACAACTCTTACAACTGCACGTAGAATGTATGTTCACACAGGAGGAAACATGAAATCTACTTATACATTTCCGCAGTCGTCTGAGATAGGTTCTTGCCCAGTAAGAGAAGATTTTGAAGTAACTGCTTGTAAATTACACATCTTTGGAGCTTCGCTTGATAGGGACAGGTATGGAGTATATCTACACGAGGGTTTGCAAGCTGCTTGGTTTTACTGGCAAGAAGCCCATGTTATGTATAGCAACAAGGAGGAAGAATGACAGACAATGAAAAACTACAAGAATTTATCGAAGACAACTTTGAATACTCATCTCCACGCTCTGAGCCAAGGGTGAAGTTGTTCAATCTACAAGACCTCATACAACTACGAGAGCTTGTCAAGGATGCTCTTATTGAGCGGATGTGTGAACAAAGCTCATCAGTGTTTCACCCAATATTTAAGGAGAGTGAATGACAGCTTATAAAGCTAAACAGACGTGCACAATCAATTACACGCACAATCCAGCTTGGAATTCGTCAGAATTCGATCCCGGAGCGCCTGAAGAATTTTACATTGACAGCTTCAAAGTAGGTGATGTAGAATTGTCAGAATTCTTGACAGATGAGATGGAAGAGGAATTGTATAAATTATTGAAAGGGAGTGAGCAATGACTGACGATATTGAAAACTCTATGCGAAAGCCTTACATTGAATACGACTATGCAAGTGCTCTAGCTGCTGTCTCTGCTGAAGACATTGAGAAGGCTTTCAAAGAACGTGAGAAGCTTCAGAGTGTACATGGCCTTCTCACTCCAGAGCAGAAGGATGCGTACATAAAACGCTTCTATGAGATTGAACAGGGGATTGTTTGAGAGTGTTATGGGTAAGTTTACTGTTAGGATTGTTGCTTTCGTCAGAAGTATGTGCTAGGATTTCTGACAGGGTTCCTTCGAGGTTTGAAGCCGTCACGTTGATAGCTTGGTACGAAGCCAGAGGTGAGACTGTAAAAGTACAAAATTTAGTTGTTGACAGCGCTTACAATCGTGCTATAATTTCTGACAAGAGCTTGCATCAAGTATTGAAGGAACCTCGTCAGTATCCTTGGGTTGCTAAGCTGAAGACATGGCGACTGACAACAGAGCAAGCAGAGTTTGGATTTAAGTTGTTGAAACACCGAAGTCCAATTAGGAGTGGATATTTCTACTTCAACCATGTTCCGCACGAGTTTACTAAGAAGAATGTGAGAATTGGGAATTTATATTTTGCTGTACGTTAAGGAGAAAATTATGGAAAAGCAAGAAGCAAGTAAAAAGATTGTAGAGTTGAAAGCCGAAATTGATGTTCTGTACAGCCGTATTGCTGACATTGCAGATCAAGCTGGCTTGGACTACGTTCGCTATGATGGCCCGGCAGGTTATGGTGATGGTGGCTATTATGACAATGAAAATGGTTGGGTAAGTTCTTCGGCAGAAGGTTGCTAACAATGGACAAACAACAAGCGTACAAAGAACTCTCAGATCGTTGTGAAATCATGAATAAACTTTTCAACGAATGTGTTAAGATTGCAGATGAAGCTCAAGTGGAGTTTGATTTGCCTTGGGGTGGTGAAGGTTGTTCTGCGCAAGCTGGTTATGGTGCTGGAGCTACGTACTATCCTGATGGTGTTGAGAATTACAACAAGTGGTCTGATAGTGCTCAGTGGGTTTCTTCCACAGCAACGTGCTAATTTAAACTAAGGAGAAAATCATGCAAGAAATTATTATCGATGGCGTAAATCTGACCGAAATGAAAGTTCGTTATGATGCTTTGGCAGTAGAGCAAGCACAAATGCGAGCATCTATTCGTCAAGGTGCTAGCAAGTTTATTGCTGATGCAATTAAGGATGCTAAAGTATTTCTGGAACAGATTGTTAGTGCCGATGAAGATGACGAAGAAAAGATCGATCTGGAAGCTGTCAGTGCACAAGCTCTGGAGCTTCTGAAGAATGCTAAGTTTGTCAGCGATGTTTCTGGTGTTAGTTATGATCTGCCTTATTACGACCGCCAGAGCGAATATAGCCCTTATGGCGATCCTTACACCACTCAGTTTGACGAGGGTATCTTTAGCTATGATGAAAGTGCGTCTTTCCAACAGCTGTGGAGTCTGCTAGACACGATGGAAAGTGATGTCTCCGAGTGGTTGACTTCTTATTGCTAATTAATTAAGGACTAACAAATGACTAATATCACAATCAGTAAAGCACGTCTGGATGCAATTATGAAACAAGCTGGCATCCCAACTCTCACAGCCAAAGAAGGTAAAAAGGTTGTTGCTGAGAAAGTTGAAGCTATCAAAACCATTCTTAAAGAAATTAAAGAAGTTGTAGAAATCTCTGGTATTGAGATTAAGCTTGGTGGCAGCTACGGCATGTTTAGTAATGAGATTGAGGCTGTAGATAGTTTGCATCCTGACTGGAATAGCTCCTCGTACGACTGCTAATAGAAAGAAGATATGATCCTCATCGGAAGCAAAGCTATTAAATACCATGTGCCAGAATGGCGTGAGCCGCAGGACACTGACTTGGTAGGCACTTATGAAGAAGCTGAAGAATATCAGAAAAAGCATAGGCCGAAAGTGTGCTATCCTATTTCGAGTGGTGATAGCATCTATATGAAGTTTGCTGACGGTGAGATTACGGAAGTAGAAGTGGCATGGACAGGAAGTCGTGCTGAGAAGCTTATTGAATTTGTGAAGAATGATTGGGACACAATCGAACATGAAGGTATGTTGATTCCATCCTTGGACTTCCTTTATCTTCTGAAGTGCTCCCACAAGTACAAGAAGGATAGTCCACACTTCTTGAAGACTTTACGTGACATTCAGGCACTTGAGAAGCTTGGATGCGAGCTTCGACCATCGTACATGGATTTCTTTAAGCAGCGTGAGAAAGACACTTATGATAATGTTTTACCAAAATTAAATCAAAGTAAGCAAGATTTCTTTGATAACTCTGCGAGCATCTATACACTAGAGCACGACGATATCCATCTGGCCGTGAAGCACTTGGACAAACCAGCTTACGAGTATTTCAAGCCTGATGATACAGAGGTGTTTACGTCTAAGAGCATGTTCTTTACTTTACCTAAAGAGATTCAGCTTTACGCAGCGTTGGAAGAAATGTATGTGCTAAGCTTGGAGAGAAGTATTCACCCGTTTCCAGATGTAAATCGTAAATGGGCTTTTGACATGGCTCAGATGAAGTTAAGTACAAGCATTTCTTCAGGGTGGTTTAGGAAGTTCTGCTACGACCATTATGATGAAATTCAAGCTCTCTATGACGAGAGTTATGTTAACAAATTCTATGAAGCTTTGAGTAACGGATATATCAAGAAATTCGGAGAGTAGCGTGAAACAACATCCACACAAAGAAATAATCATCGCTTGGGCAAACGGTTTAGAAATTCAATATCGGCATAATCTTTATATGCCTTGGGAAGACCTTCCTCGTCAACATAACACTTGGGGAAATCCTAGCTGGGATGTAAATACTTACTACAGAATTAAGGAGAATCAATGATCATCACCGCACTACCAGATTACTACGCCGTACACGTAGACAAGTCCACGCCAACAATTCAAGTGACGGAGCATTCCATCATTGCTTGGGATGTACAAGTGGACCAATTCAATCTTGCCACAACAAAAGTGCCCACGCCCATCACTATACACGGTGCTGTAGGGGTAGACTACATTTCTCACCCAAGTGGTATTTACACAGAAGTGGCAACTGGTGTACAATACAAAAATCGTGAGTGGTTTATTCAAGTGTTGCAAGCTCAACGTAATGAGGAATTGGCAAAGCCTCCTGTGCTTGTTGAGCAAGAAGAACCTGCGGAACCCGTAGACCCTGTAGAAATTATTGAGGAGAATGTATGAACGATTATAAGATTGTAGAGAATCCATCAGAAGATATTGTTGAATTGTATGTTAATAATGTCTTCAAAGCTGCTTGGTGTCTGGAGGCTTACACTAAGCGCACGAGTGATATTGTTGTGCAGATGTTGATGGAAGTCACTGGAGAGGGTGTATGAGCCATTTTGAACAACGTATGCTAGAACGTAAACAGCGTGAGGCTGAGGAATATCGTAAGATGTTGGGAGAGAAAGCCGCTGTAGCCGACGTGCAACTCTATCCTGTGACGTTCACAGCAAATATTCTTGGTACGAGTGTAGAGAATTCTAAGGAGACTTTTGGTATCTTGTACGAGATTCTTGAGAGCTTTGAGGATTTGAAGAATGTTAGTGGGCAGTTGCATTCGGCTGTGGAGGATGTATGAGCAAAGTACAAAAAGTTTTGATGCTACAGCGATGCAATTTCCCCGGTGAAATCTCCAAGTTGTTCTTTGATGACCAAGACTGGCGGATTCATAATGACACTGCTATTATTCTCGACAAGGAATATCTTGAACCTGAAGAGGGCAACTTCGCACAATGGTTAGTGGACAACTATGATCTATCTGAAGTGGAAGCTATTGTTGTGGATGTGGCTTGGTGATGCGTAAACAAGAAGACCCACAAGAATGCTGGGACCGATTCTGGAAAGAAATCCTAGTTTTGCCAGATGGCTCAATCGATGTAGAGCAACTGAAGAAAGAGCTTTCTGATTTCTCAGTGTTGATTCGCAACATTCCAGAAGTTTACATGGGTGTTACAGGAGGGTTGGTGAGTAATCCTATGACGGACCCTGATGTTGTGCTATCATTGCATTCTGAGTATGTTAATCGCATGTGCGAAGAATGTGTTGAAGATTACAAGGATGAGAATAATGGCTAAATGGATTTGTGAATATCGAGTTGTAATCGAGGCTGAAGATTTCGATGAAGCTGAACTAGTTTCAGTTGACCTTGAAGGTGATATTCGTCATTGTAATAAGAGGGTTCGTAGTGTAGACTGCGATCCTTACATGGAGGAAATCTGATTACTAAGCTGAACAACGTGAAGATTAGCATGGGAGTGAAACGACCATGACTGAACAACAACTACGCAACAAGAAAGTATTGGAAAATCTTCTGGCAATGAATGAGGACGAAGATTGGGAAGACACTATTGCAGAAGCTCTGGAGATTGGCTTGAATGAAATGGCCTGTGAAGATGCTTTCGGCACAGAGCGATCAATGGACCCTCGTGGTGATTGTCGTGATGGCGAATACTCTATGTACTGTGTCGAAGGTTTGGATGAGCCTGAACAAGATGAGGAAGAAGAATGAGTACAACAATGTATAAGGCATTCCTCTTGGAAACAATTCTGGATATGCTTGACAGGAACCGAGAAGTAATGTTCTTGGCGGGAGCTAACTCTGATTATATCGATGGTGCTAATAGCGGCTTGAAAGAGTTGGCTGTAAAGTTGGACCTCTGTGAATATTCTGATTTGAAAGATTGATAAATGCTGAACGCAAAACTAATCGCTGTAACTAAACCTGTAGTAGAAGGTATTGAAGATGCTAAAGAACTCATCGCGTATTGTGCACGAGTGAGCAATCCATCCAATCAAATGAACATGGATACGGCTGACAAGCTGCTGTCGTACCTTGTGAAGCACAGTCACTGGAGTCCTTTAGAGATGGCTAATGCCGTGGTGGAGGTTTCGGCCCCACGAGATATTATGCGACAGTTACTGCGCCATCGCAGCTTTAGTTTCCAAGAATTCTCACAGCGTTATGCTGATGTGACTTCTCTGGAGAAAGCTTTCTGTATTCGTGATCTGCGTATGCAAGATAGCAAAAATCGTCAGAATAGTATTGACACGGATGACGAAGTATTGAAACGAGTGTGGGAAGATATTCAACACGAAATCTTGGATATTGTAAAAGACCGCTACAAGTTTGCTCTGGAAGCAGGGATTGCCAAGGAAGTTTGTCGAGTGATTCTACCCGAAGGGCTGACAATGTCTCGTGCATATGTGAATGGTACAATTCGTTCTTGGTGCCATTATTTGCAGGTACGTCTTGAAAAAGGTGTTACTCAAGAAGAACACGTCGTGCTTGCTCGGCTAATCGCAGAAGCTGTGAATCAGGCTTTTCCTATTGCTGATGAGACTTGGAAATGAACGTAAACAGAATCTTTGACGAATACAGTGGTGAGGATTATCTTTGCAACAAGACACGCCCTCGTGGATTGCTTCTGTGCGGGTATTGTCACGAGCCTTACGAATCTATAACTTATGGTTTGCATAACAATACCATGACAGTTTGTTCCAAATGCTGTGAAGTAAGTTTTCCATATTATGAGGATTAGTGATGAGCGATTCAATTTGGAGCACTATAGAATGTGATGCTTGGTCGAGAGACTTTGACTATGAAAATTATCTAGACTTGTTCAACAAAATCACAGGTGACAATAGCAAGATATCTAAGAATACTTACTCGTTGATTTGTCAAGCTTTCGATAATCAATTTAAGGAAGATCAAGTTTTGTATGATGTTCTAGATGATGACGATTTTCTTGACAATTCTCACAAACCAGCGTAAAATACTTACACGAACAATTAAGGAGAACAGCATGACAGAAGCAGTATTAACTCGACGGATTTTTCTAAACAAGATTGAAATCCAAGCTCTAGAACAACACATTGAATACTATCGACAAAAGAAGCGTGAATGTGATGCTAGTGGTTTGTTGGAAGATGAATACAAGTATCACAATGCTCTGAGCTATTTGAAGGGAGAACTTGCAAAATATGTTCTGGAGCAGAGGTATTTCAAAGGATTACTGAGTGCTTACAAGAAGCCTAAGATTGTAAAGAAACATCGTAAAGATCAACCTAAGCCGTCTATCGCTACAGATTGGAAGAAATAATGTTAGCCTGAAAGCTTTGTTGGAGAATCCGTGAGCATAAATAAACCTGAGCTTTGGCTCTCACGATTCAACACACCAACAATCACTCTCATGGTGCAAATGGTTGATGAAGAAGGTAATCTGTCTAACGAACATCTGAAGTTGAAGTTGGAAGTGACACAAGCTGTTATTGACTCTGTAAAAGAAGCTATGAAAGAACGAGATGAGCAACGTTTCAGCTAAGTACGACAAATACTCCCAAGAAGACTATCTTTGTACTAAACTCAAACCGATAGAATTTCCAGTTTTCGTTTGTGTTTTCTGTGGCAAAGAGCATGATATTGAGGAATTGAACAAAGAATACTGCGAGGGTTGTGGTGAATACTTACATACCGTGGAGAAATGAATAATGAAGAAATTTATAGGGTACGTATTAATGTCTTCTCCAATAATCTGCTTCTGTGCTTGGCAGATATATCTTGGAAAACTAGGACAAGTGTTAGTTACGTTAGCTCTGACAGGGATTATTGCAGGGGTCGTGTGGGTAGGGGCCAATCTTGTGCATCCTAAATAGCTTGACACAACCCTGACAACTGCTATACAATGACGTTACGAACAACTAAGGAGAAATTATGAGCACAATTCTGGTATGGCTTCTGATTACAGCAGGTGGTTATAATGCTAACAACCCTGTAGTTATTGAAAAGTTTGCAACAAGTGAGGAATGTATTCGAGTTTTGGGCAATCTTCCGAACAAAGATTATATGAATGGTAAGTGTATTCAAGCACGTATTGCTGTTATTAAATAAGGAGAAATTATGAAACATCTAGCAGCAATTCAGAGCCAACTGAGTACGAACAAGAAAATTATCAAATTCATTGAGGATGAAATTATCTACTTGCGACAACGCAAAGCTGAAGCTGATGAAAAAGGTTATCTGACTCTAGAGTATTCTGTACATGAAATTATGAAGCAACATCGTGCGGAGTTGAAAGGTTATGTCAAAATCCAACAAGCACTGAAGCAATTGTGCAAAGGAAATGTATGAGCCTCTCGTCTAGCATCCTACAATCGATCATCGCAATCAATAGCCAACAGATCGATTTGCATAATATTTCGTATCAATCATATCGAGACATTCTGAAGGATTTCCGTCAGTGTGGCAAGAGCGATGACGAGGCATACTTGCGGTACACTAAGAGTGCTGAGAAGGAGTTGCGCAAGCTGCACCTCTTGGAACGTAATCAGCGAGAGCTACTTGACGAGCTAACCTTTGCATATCAACATGAGGATTTCGTTCGATTGACCGAGGCACATGATGCCGAGGAGGGTTGTTATGCGTAACTCCTATGGCCTAGACACAGACTATTTCACCAAGAAGCTGAAGCTTGTTCTGAAGGGAGTGGATAACTGCACTCCTGATGAGATGGCTAGGGAGCTTGCACGACTATCACTCACTGCGGATAATATTGCAGCAACTGTAGAGTTTGTTCGGTTCAATGATGCTTGTAATTATGGGAGTTAAATCATGGTAGCACTATTTGCATTTATTGTGTGTTGCGCATACGAAGCTCCGTGGTATATCTTTCTGATTGGGTTCTTGTTGCTGTTGATGGAGAAATAGTAACATGAAAGTATTCAGCAAAGAACCTGAACAAATAGCACAAGTGATTGTCAAGCCATCTGAGATGATGTTCGTTCAGGACATGCTGATTGCTTTGCCTGACGGACCTTGGATGATACCAGACAATCTGAAATGTTTCTGGCCTATCATTGCGAAGGCGTTACCAAGCGCTTTACACTACTGTGACCACTACATCTACTTGACAGCCAAGCACTTGTTCACAGGGCCAAATTGTAGCTGGAATCGTCCCGGATGGCACATAGATGGCTTTGGCACGGACGATATTAATTTCTTGTGGAGTGACAGCTACCCAACAGAGTTCTGTGTGCAAGAGTTTGAACTAAGTGAAGATCACAGTGTTTCTATGGAGCAGATGACTGAGCAAGCTAAGGTTGAGAACATCAGGATATATCCTGCGAACAGTTTGTTAAAGCTTGACAACACCATTGTGCATCGTGTAGCTAATCCAACAACTGAGGGCTTCAGGACATTTGTGAAGATTTCTGTTTCCAAGAATAAGTACAATAGAGTTGGCAATGCTCACAATTATCTGATAGACTACGATTGGGATTTGGTTGAACGTGGTGTTGAACGGAATGATCCAGCACATAAGGAGATTTGATGAAACTGTATGATATTGTAAAGAGCCTTCAAGAAGCTCAGGGTAATCTGAACAAGCAAGCCATTCTAATGCAGCACAAGGACAACGAGTTGTTCAAGGAATTTATGCGGGTAACGTATGATCCGGGTATTAATTATTATCAGAAGAAGATTGTTCCCGCGAAAACTCTCGCTGTCTCTCCTAGCAAGGAATTTGGTCAGGAAACAATTGACCAGATGATTGGTTACTTGGCTGAACGAAAAGATACAGGCAACAAGGCGATTGCTACTCTGAGTATGATTCACCACAGTTTGAATGGTGAAGGTCAAGAACTTACCAAGCTTATGATTGACCGATCCATAGGCGCTTCGGTAGGTGACACGATGGTGCTGAAAACTTGGCCTGATTTATATTTCTCAGTGCCTTATCAACGTTGCTCCCTGCTTGATGCAAAAGCTAAAGAGAAGTTTTCCAAGCTTCCTCTGATGTATGTGCAAGAGAAATGTGATGGGAGCTTCCTGTATCTTGTCAAAGAGGCTGGCAAGGCTCCAGAGGCGATCACTCGTGCAGGTAGCAAGTATCCTAAAGAGTTCGCTGAGAAGCTTGCTGAGGGTGTTCCTGATGGTGCTGTGTTGATTGGTGAGTTGTTGGTATTCACGAATCCTCAATACGATGGCAAGCAAGATGTTCTAGACCGTCAAACCGGCAATGGAATGCTTAACAGTATTCTCAAGGGTGGTGACGTTGATGACAATTTCATCTTCAAGATGTTTGCTTGGGACTACTTGAAAGTTGAAGAGTTTAAGGCTGGTAAGAGTAATATGGATTACAGCTATCGTTTAGCGAGTCTCAGCAACTTGGTGATTAGCAACAAAGTGGTTAATGTCGAGAAGGTGCATACGGAGAAAGTTGCAACTCTGGTAGAAGCTTACGAGATTTATTCTAAATTCACTGCGGCAGGATTGGAAGGTGCTGTGCTCAAAACTCCTGACTTCATTTGGAAAGACGGCACGAGTAAGGATTGTGTGAAACTAAAGATTGAGTTTGAGATTGACTTGGAAATCACAGGTGTTGCAGAAGGCACTGGTAAGGCTTCTGGTATGATGGGTGCATTGCAATTGAAGAGTAGTTGTGGTAAACTGGTGACGGATGTAGGTACAGGCTTCACAGATATTATTCGTCAATACTTCTGGATGAATCGTGATGTTATGATTGGTCAGATTGTGACAGTGAAGGCTAACGACATCATCAGCAAGCGGGATCGGGATACTAAGAGCTTGTTCTTGCCAGTGTGGCTTGAAGAACGACATGATAAAAATGTTGCTGACAGCTTGGAAGACTGTGAACGCATTCTTGCTGCTGCGAAGGGATTGAAATGAGTGAAATTATTATCAAATATGATGACCAGAGTGTTGAGGTGTTCTACGTGTCGCGACAAGGCGTTAAGTCAGAATTAGCTTACGTGGATAAGCACACTACCATGGAAGATGTTGCTCAGCAGTTTTATGAGTTGGCAGCATGCTTGAATGCCTCAACAAACTTGGTGAGAGAATGACAACTAAATTCGACAACTTCAAAGCTGCCTTGGAAGCATTGTGCGAGGAGCATGGTGTGATGCTTGATGCTGGGAATGAGAATCTCATTGTTTGGGATAATCCTTATAATCCGAATGACAAGTTTTGTAATGAGGATATGTATCTTCAGGATGAGACAGGTAGTTGGGAGTTGAATTTTGGGATGGATGCGGAGGGTTAATTGGGCTACGAAAAAAGGAGCAGAATGAGTGATGATAATGAAAGCGGTAGCGAGTTTGTACCAAAAGAAACTCTAAAAGATATTGGTAAATATCCGTTCGTTGATATTCCACAGCGTAATATCCGAAAAGAAACCTGTGAACGATTTGGCGTACGTGGTTATGTGAACAACGGTAATCTGGAAGCACTCTATTTCCCTTCGTATAATCAAAAAGGAAAAGTAGTCGGGTTCTCCAAAATGGACTTGACGAGAGACAAGTCTGAGAAGTATCATTGGACGAGTGTTGGTTCTGTTAATATCAGCAACCGCCTATTTGGACAGGATGTTGCTGAATCGATTCAACGAAAAAAGAATGCGCTTGTCTACACAGAGGGTCAGCTTGACTGTCTGAGCGTATTTCAGTCTATGAAAGACCAAGTTAAAGGGACCAAGTTTGATGGCATGGAACCTTTTGTTGTTAGTATTCCACTTGGAACTGCTAATGCTGTAGAGGCAACTCTACACAATGAATCCTTTATCCAGAACTTTGATTCCCTCTGCATCTTCTTCGATGACGATTACTGCACTCCAGCGGAACGTCAAAAAGGGATTATGAAGGGCCATGAAGCTCGTGAAGCAGTCGCTGGTGCACTGATTGGTACACCACTGAGTCTGTTCGTTGTGACGGCTCCTGATGAGTTTAAAGATGCTTCGGACATGCTTCAAGCTGGTAAGTCTGACGATCTGGCAAAGTTGGTGCAATTCAACAAGCGTCCTTATAGTGCTGAGAAGATTATCAAGGCTTCTGATATTAGTTTTGAAGAATTGATTGCACCTCGTGAAGAAGGTTTGTACATCAATGAATTCCCTAAGCTCATGAAGAAGATTCATGGTTTCCGCAAGGGAGAGCTTGTTCTTGTGACAAGCCCATCTGGTGTGGGCAAATCGACTGTGACATCCATCTTTGCATCCGGCTTCTTGAAAGCTGGTGAAAAAGTTGGTATGATTTACCTTGAGGAAAATAAGGTAGAAACCTTGCAACGAATGGTTGCGGGTGAACTGAAAGTGAACTATAATAAGTTCAAGAATGATCCGTTGTCTTGTGCAACTCGTGAGCGAATCAAAGAAGCCTATGACAAGATTGTGGACAACGATAGTTTGGTGATGCTTGACCACTTTGGTAGTCTGCCAATCACAGAACTGATGTCCAAGATCAAGACAATGCACTTGGTTGAGAAGTGTGGTTACATCATATTGGACCATCTTTCTGTCGTCATCAGCGGGTCAGACATTGCAAACGAGCGTAAAGAGCTTGACATGGTAATGACAGAACTGGCAGCATTCTGTGCAGCTAACGATGTCTGTATTATTGCTGTGTCACACATCAAACGTTCGGATGACATCTTTAAAGCTCCAAAAGGTAAAGAAGATGAAGCATTCTGGGTAAAAGTAAATAAAGAGCTTCTACGCGGTTCCGCTGCACTAGAACAATTGTCATTTATCATTCTTGGACTTGAACCACAGATTTTGCCAAATCGAGAACGAGGACTTGTCCGTCTGACAGTTCTGAAGAATCGACCTTGGAGTAATCTTGGTAATTGTGACGAGTTTTGTGTTGACGAAGATACGTGGGAAGTAATTCTGTTTGAGAGTAGTTCGGATTAATACTGTATATCCGTACAGTCTTGACAGGCTGCAACTTTATGATATAATACTGCTTTCAACGTCATAGAAGGTGTGTTATGAGTAAAGTTTGCAGCAAGTGTAATACAGAGAAAAATGAAGAAGATTTCTACGTTGTCGAAAAATCTGAAGATGGAAATCATCGAAGAAATTCGGTTTGTAAGGCGTGTGTGTTAGAGTATAATAGAAAAAGATATTCTGATAATCCTGAATACAAACACAAACGACAAGAACGAGAGAAGAAACGACAAGAAAACCCTGAAGTCAAAGAAGCTTCCCAAAAGAGAAGCGCTGATTTCTACAAAAGTATCAGTGGTAGAGCAAAAACACTTTACAAAAGTGCTACACGCAGAGCAGTAAAATACGAAGAATTTGATCTTACTGTTAATTGGATCGAAGATAAACTCAAATCCGGGTTCTGTGAAATAACACATCTACCATTTGACTTGTCACAGCATCCAAAATATGAAAAGAATCCTTTTGCACCAAGTATCGACAGACGAGACTCTTCAAAAGGATATACTAAAGAGAATACACGAGTTGTTATTTGGCAAGTGAATTTATTACGCGGAGAAATGAATGATGAAGAAATCCTTGATGTTTGTATCCGTGTTGTGGAAGGTCTGAAACATGGATTGGACGTTTGACTGCGAGACTTACCCTAACTGCTTTACTTTCTGTATTGTTCGTACAGATGGAAAGTTTCCTAACACCTTTGAAGTAAGTGGTCGTAAGAACGAAATCCATCGGGTACTTGCTTGTGTAGATTATCTCAAGAAGCAGGGTGATCGAATGGTAGGATTCAACAATAAAGGATTTGATTACCCTGTATTACACAAGATCATTGAGAATCGCAATCGTCTTCCTAAAGACGGTGAAGAACTCGCACGAATGATTTATGGTTGGGCAATGGAACAAATTGCGTCTGTCAAAGAGGGCGGGTTTGCACACACTGTTCCTGCTGAAGAAGAATATGTGAAGCAGGTTGATCTGTTCAAGATTCATCACTTCGACAACAAAGCGAAGATGACAAGTCTAAAGATGCTTGAGTTTAATATGCGTGAACCTAACATTGAGGATTTGCCTTTTCCTGTTGGTATGGAGTTGTCACACGAACAGATTGATGTGCTTGTGAAGTACAATGGACATGACGTTTATTGTACAAACAACTTCTATCATCATAGCAAGCCGATGGTGGACTTCCGAACTCAACTGACGGAGAAGTATAACCGAGACTTCATGAATCACAATGATACGAAGATCGGCAAAGACTTCTTCACGATGCGATTACAAGAAGCTGGTATCAAAACACACAAGATGGTTGGTCGTCAGAAGAAATTGATTCAAACTATTCGTCCGTATATCAAGATTCGAGATTGTTTGTTTGATTATTACGACTTCAAACGCCCTGAGTTTATCGCAGTTCATCAATGGTTGGCTAAGCAGGTTATCAAAGAAACCAAAGGTGTATTCACAGATATCGAAGAACACAAACTTGGTGACGTTGCACTATACGCTGAGATGATTGTCAAGAAAGAGAAGTGTAAGACAGGTGAACCGACTCGTGCTCAGTATGATGAATTCAAACGAGAACATCCATGTGGCTGGGTTGACAAGGTTCAACTGAAAGCAAAGAAGAAAGGCGAATTCCAGCACTCATATTATTTCAAGTGGAAGATTGCCGAAACTCTGAACGTAGTTATTAATGGTTTCCGCTTTGACTTCGGTGTAGGTGGGATTCATGGTAGCTTGTCCACAACCATTGTACGAGAGGATGATGAGCACGAAGTAATTGATGCTGACGTTTCCTCAATGTATCCAAACATTGCTATCAGCAACAATGTCTATCCAGAACACTTGAGCAAGAAGTTCTGTGAGATTTACAAGGACGTTTATGAACAGCGTAAAAGCTATCCAAAGGCATCTGCTGAGAATGCAATGCTGAAGCTAGCTCTGAACGGTGTGTACGGCGATAGCAACAATCAGTTTAGTGTGTTCTACGACTCTGCATACACTATGAAGATCACGATCAATGGTCAGCTTTCATTGTGCCTGTTAGCCGAGAAATTGATGGACATTGAAGGTTTGCAGATTATTCAAGTCAACACCGATGGCATCACTGTGAAGATGAAACGTACTTCTCGTGAGCAATACAATCAGATTTGTGCAGACTGGCAGAAACAGGTTAAGCTTGATTTGGAGTATGCTGAGTACAAAGCAATGTATATCCGAGACGTGAATAATTATATTGCGCACTACACAAATGGTAAGCTGAAGAACAAAGGTGCTTACGAGTACAAAGATTTAGGTTGGCACAAGAACCACTCTTCACTGGTCATTCCAATGGCAGCAGAAGCGAAGATGCTGTTTGGAACGGATGTGCGTGAATTTATTATGGCTCACAAAGAGAAGTTTGACTTCATGTTGCGAACGAAGGTTCCGCGCAGTAGTCGTTTGGTGATTATTGATGCGGAAGAAAATGAGACACTTCAACAGAACATTTGCCGCTACTATCCATGCAAGACTGGTGGAAAGCTTGTGAAGATCATGCCTCCAACTGAAGAAGGTGGTGAGGAACGCCGCTTTGGCATCGACATTGAATACATGGTAAAGACTTGTAATAACATTGAAGACTTTGTTGGTGACATTGATTATGACTACTACGTAGCCGAAGCTGAGAAGTTAGTTCTGACTACTGTATAAATAAACAGCTTGACAAATCATATAGTTCATGGTATAATGTTTCTTTAACCAGAGATATTGTCCATGAAATATTCAGAAGCAAGTGTAGAAGAAGTTGTTGAACATGTGTTAACTGTCACAAGTCAGTCTGTAAGTCAAATGTTGACCTATCATAAAAACAAAGGTCACACAGAAATTGTAGAAAAGATTATTGAAGCTCGTAAACGTGCAGCCAAGATTCGACTTCTGAAGAAATTGGAGTCATTTGAATGAGCATGAAACCAAATATTAAAGTAGGTGATAGATTTCTGTCAAATAATTGTGGTTGGTGTACTGTAACAAAATACAATCTGTATTCCGATATCACTATAGTTTTTGATAACTTTTCAACAGAAGTACAGACTACGGGTGGAAAACTAAGAAAGGGTCAGTTCGTTAACCCAGAAGTGAATATCCGTAGGGAGAATGTTAAGTATAATCATTTGTCAGAAATTGTAGAGTATGACGAAACAAGTCCTAGTGGTCTGAGATGGAAAGTGTTTCGATACTCTGGTAAGGATAATTTAAAGGTGCAATGTTATCCCGGAGATGTGGTTGGAAGTTGTCACGGAGGATATTGGAAGATTAATATTGATGGTTTAAAGAGCAGTGCTCACCGTGTGGTGTGGGTTTTATTTCATGGAGAAATTGATTCTGATTTGTTTATTGACCATATCGATGGAGATGGAACAAACAATAAAATTGAGAATCTTAGACTTGTACCAAGAGTAATTAATGCCAGAAACGCAAAGAAGAATATTAACAATTCAACAGGAGTGTCTGGTGTAAAGTATCAAACCAATACAGATAGAAAAGGTGATCCTTACTATTATTATGTTGCGGTTTGGAGAAACATCGATAATACAGAATCATGTAAATGCTTCCCTGTTGCTAAATTAGGTGATGCAATAGCGTTTGAAATGGCTTGTGAACACCGTAAGAAAATGATTGAAGAACTTAACGCTCTTGGAGCGGGATACACTGAAAGGCACGGAACATGAAAGCAAAAGAACTACTAGCACAACTGAAGCTGCTATCCAAAGCAGAACTGGAACTGTCCGTCTACGGTTACTGCGACCACGGACAATCTCCAGAGAAAGTACAATCACCTTCGATAATTTATTTCGGAGATGATCCAAGTGAGGGTTATGCAAACGATGAAGAGGACGCAGAAGAAAATGGCTACAAACACAAAGCAATTTTGCTGTAAGCAAAGCTCTGAGAGTGATTACGTACACAACGGCGATAAATGGCAGCGAATTCCAAAAGCCTTTCTCACAGCCGCAAGGCGAACACAACAAGAGGAAACTGAACAATGACAAGAGACGACTATGAATGGCAGCTAAAACACCTATATGAAAAGTGGGCTGCTGATGAGTATTCTGACAAAGAATACAGAGAAAAACTACGACAGTTGGAAATGTATTGGGAAGAACAATGAAAACAGCAACTATCATCGACAACGGAGACGATTGGATAGGCATCTACATTGATGGTAAGCTTGTCGTACAAGACCATCGAATCAATCCGAGAGAACTTCTGAAGCAACTTGGATATTTTGTAGAGTGTCCTGAACCAGATTATGACTGGATGGATGATGTAGCTTATCTGCCAGAAGATTTGAGTGATGTTAAATTGGTGGAGGAGGAACAATGACTCTTGAAGAATACAACACACGAGAAAAAGAACTCCTAGAAATCTATCGCACATATGACATGACTGAGGATGAATTGGAAAACGAACTAGACGCTTTGCATGAGCAATGGCTTGCAGAGAAGGAGAGCAAACAATGATGCACTACCAAGATTACAGGGATGCTATATCAGTATTGACAGATTTGTGGGAAGCTGAGAAAATTGATGACAGGGAATATTATTCTAGGTTAGCAGACTTGACAGCAAAACTTACAGCCTATGACAAAACCTAAAACATGGACAATCCCCAAGAAAGCTCCTTGGTTACCAATTGTACAAATCTGTATTGACCTTCTTGTGAATGAACCTCCTCGTACCGACAACAGGGGAGAACGTGCAAAGATACGAATCAAGCTTCCCAAAGCCTACAAAGTTCCTGCACGTTTACCAAAGTGTGTTATGCTTCCTTGTGAAGATGAAGCTTACGAGATACGAGAATATCGTGCCTTTACTTTGCTGGACTGGCTAAACGAGCAAGGAATTTCTCACTTCTCCTCGCACGACATCTACACACAACGAAGGGGCGTTCTGAAGAGTTTGGATTGGATGTGCAAGGAAATTGGCATTGATTGAGAATTGTCTTGACAGCAGTAAGAATTGTCTATAAGATGTTCACATTAGCTCAGGAGAGCTTAATTTAAGGAGAATCAAGTGGAATACAATAATGAACTAGCTTACTACTCAGATGTGACAACGAACAAAGAACGTGTGAAGCCTGTTGTGCATTACACTGCTAGGTGGAACGATTTTGAAATTGGCAAGAGCGTGACAATTACTACTGTGGATCATCCTGCGGCATATTTGAACGACTTTCCAGTTGTCTACACGAGTGCTATTGTGGCATTTGACGAAGAAACTGGTGAGTTTGAGACTCGTAACACTTTGTACAAGCCTTTCAAGGGAGATTGATTATATGGGTGGAAAACTGGTTGAAGACACATCTAAAACTAATCCTAAACAAATCCATGGGCAGTCAAGTATTCCTTTGTCGCTGTTCAGCCCATTAGGCACAGCGTACGGCTCATTGGGCAAGCTGAACGGTAAGCTGAAGTACGGTCTGTCCAATTTTGTAGCAACGCCTGTAATCGCTTCTATCTACGTTGACGCTATCCGACGACATCTTGACAAGTGGATGAGCGGCGAGGAAGTTGACAGCGCTGATGGTGTGCCTCACTTTGGCGCTATTCTGGCAAATGTTGATATCCTGTTGTGTGCTCGTGCTGCTGGAACTCTCGTAGATGACCGACCACAGTTTAAAGGCTATCAAGAAGAGATTGCAAAGCTCTCACCGATTGTGAAAAGTTTGCACGAACTACATTCTGACAAGCAACCAAAGCACTACTACCTGAAAGACCAAGATGGCACAAAGTAAGAAGCGTAGTTGGCAAGAGGCTTGGATTAACATTGCTGTTGGCTACAGCATTAACTTCATTGCTAATATTGTTGTGTTCCCTATGTTTGGGTATAACGTGTCAATTCATGACAACATCATTATTGGTATTATCTACACATTCATCAGCTTGGGACGACAATATGTTATCCGACGCTGGTTCAGCAAGGGAGACTAAATGATCTTCTTTAAAAAGAAAGCTGTGCCAGAGACTAACAACACTAAAGAGATTGTTGTCTTTGACTCTTATCGAGTGAATTGGGTCAGTGCAAGGAAACTTAGCAGCTTGGCAGATTTACAAGACGAGTCAGAGTTCTTCCTGACAAAAGAGCAAGCTGAAGAATTCGCTGAGTCCTTGCGCAATGCTCGTAAGATTCTGAAGGACAGAGGTTTTAGTATCATCACTGTGGAGAAGAACTAATGAACATCATTGTCGAAACACTTATGTGGCTTGGGCTAATTGCAATTGTTCTGTATGCGATTACTGAGAATAAATAAAGCTTGACAATTGTTAGAAGAATCTGTATAATAACTGTTCTGTGACGTAGTATGGGCGATGCCTTACGAAGCCGTGACAAGTCTCCGGTAAAGTCCTCTTGGTCACATAGAGGCACTAACAATACCACCGTGGCAGACTGGACTATGCATCCGTTTTCTACACGGACTTTAAGGGGATTCGATTTCCTCCGGTGGTTCCATAATTGTTGTGTATCAACAAACGTCTGTGCTGACTTAGCACGTAAATAAACTAAAGGAAACAAATGAAGCCACGCAATATTAATGCACCTGAACGTAATACCACTGCTGGTGAGCAGAAGGAATTTGTACCAATCATTCCAGAAGACGGTTTGCAAGCTGTGCAGATTGGACTGCTGGTTGACTTGGGCAGTCATAAGAAGCAGCCTAAGTTTGCTAAGACTAACTCTGGTGATCGGGAGCAAGACGAAGAGGGTAATGATAAAATCATCTGGCCTAAGCCTGACGCTGTGGAGCAGAAGATTGCTTGCTACGTTGACCTGCTGGACCAAACTCACGACTATGAAGGTGATATTGGAGTCAAGAATATTCGTCTGCCGCTGCACCCTGTCAATCGCGGCATGTCTGATGGTCTGAACTTTACCACTGTTGCACCTCGTGACCCAAAGACCAATGCGTACATCAAAGGGCGAGCTTGGGTACTGGCTTCCACGTCGCAGTTCTACAAGATTGCTAACGTTGTGAAGTATGAGGACGGCAAGAAGGTTGGTGAAGTAATCTTTAGCCCAGAGTATAAAAACCCTAAGCTGAATGATATCGGTCAACTGGTCGGCAAGCCATTCATGTTTGATGTCAATGTCAAAGTTGAAAAGAAGGATGATAAGACGTATGTGAATACGAAACTTAAGAGTCCTGTCCCCTTGCTCAAGAGCATGACTCCACCAGAGGCTCTGATTAAAGCACTGTCTGTCAACTTCGATGATGACGATATTCTGGAAGAGAAAGAAGAACTGGGTGGTGTAGCTAAGTTTGACTTGCTGCGAATGGCTGACGTACGGAAAATCGTATTGGCTGAAGAGTACCAAGGTAGTAAGATGCAAGCTGCGGTTGTAGAACGTAACGGTGAAGATGGTGAGAAAGAAATCATCAACAAGGCTAAAGAGATTCTGTCGAAGATTCAAGAATCGGACAAAGACTTGATTGAGATTCGCACCAAGTTCCCTAATGGGAAGCCTGAAGATGGCGAGGCTGCTGTTGAGACTCCAAAGGTTGTTAAAGCTGTTGCACCTAAGAAGCCACAAGCTCCTGTGGACGACAGTGACCTCGAAGATTCGCCTTTTTAGCATTAACTAAATTGTCCCTGCACTCGAAAGGGTGTGGGGATTTTTGTTTACCAAGGAGAACATATTGACCCAACATGCAAAAGAACTAAAACAAATTAAAGACGCTTCCGGTTACACTTGGCCTAAAGGTGCATTTGTAGCTGGTGGAGCAATCACCAGCGTATTCACAGCACAACCAATCAACGATGTAGACTTCTACTTCAAGACTCAGAAAGATTTTATTACTGCGGTAGGTAATGCTTACGATGATGGAATGTGGTGCTTGGCTGCTACAGATAGGGCCATTACATTTGGTAATCGTGATGGAGCTATCATTCAATTCATGTTGTTTGATTTCTTCCAAGAAGTACAAAATGTATTTGATGCATTCGACTTCACTGTTTGCATGGGTGCATACGACATTGACAAAGAAGAGTTTGTATTCCAAGAAGACTTCTTTAAACATGCTGCACAACGTCATATGAGTTTCCATGCGGGCACTCGTTATCCATTCGGTAGCTTGCTGCGAGTGCTGAAGTATCAAGATCGTGGATACAAGATCAATCGTGCTGACATGCTGCGAATTGGTTTGGCTCTACACAAAGTAGAACTGAATTCTTGGGATGATCTGGCAGCAGCTATCGGTGGTCAATACGGTGAGCGTGCTCTGATTGATACCGAAGTTCCTTTCTCTATCGATGCAGCTATGGCACTGTACAAGAAGAAGCCTGACATTGTTGTGAGTTGTGCTAATGAAGCAATGCCGGGTAATGCTTATGATGTGCTGCTTAAAGTCGGGATTGAAGTTGTGGAGAACGAAGACTTTGAGAAAGATGATATTCTCTGGTTGAAGGGAGAGTAAGATGGCTGGCCGATTAGCAGTAATTGATGGCGACCTTCTGGCTTTCAAATGTGCAGCCGTAACAGAGAAGCGTAGCGTAATTGCCACACACAAAGAAACTCTTGATAAGTATGAGTTTGATACAGCAACAAAGTTTAAAGAGTGGGCGTCTGATGCGGCAGACCAATATGACTTGGAAGCTGTGAGGAAGCCAGAGCCAATTGCAAATACTCTGCGTTCCATCAAGAGTAAGCTGAACAGTATTATTGAGGCGTGCAAAGCGGATAGCTATCATATTGTGATTTCTGGAGATGACAATTTCCGCAAGAGTATTCCTCTACCCTCTCAGTATAAGAACACTCGCAGCGATTCTGGTAAGCCTATTAATCTTGCAGAAGCTAAAGAATATCTTGTTAAGTTTCACAATGCGGAGACGGCAGTAGGCGAGGCTGATGAAGTGTTGGTGGCGTATGCTTATCAGGGATATAAAGATGGTGAAGTGGTAATTCAGGCCAGCACAGACAAAGATGCCAATCATGGTCCCGGTTGGCTGTATAATTGGGATACCATGGACGAACCGGAGTTGATTGAAGGGTATGGTGCACTCACTCTAATTCTCCGTGATACTGGTAAGAAGAAAAAGAATGGTGATCCTACTTATGAGAAAATCATCAAAGGTAAAGGGCGAGCATTCCTCTGGTTCCAATTCATGTTTGGTGATCCAGTTGACGCGTACAAGCCATGCGAGCTTGCTAAAGTAAAGTTTGGAGATGTAGGTGCTTATGAGCTTCTGAAGGATTGCACCACAGACAAGGAAGCTGCTGTAGTTGTTATGAATCAGTACAAGTATTGGTATCCAGAGCCTACCACCTATCGTGCTTGGGATGATTCTCTGCACACTAAAGATTGGATGGAAATCTGGCAGATGTATGCTGACTGTGCGTTCATGCCTCGCTGGGATGGTGATCGGTTTATTGTGAAGAATGTTTTGGAGAAACTTAAAATTGAACACTAACACTACCCGCATTAAAAACTCCCAAGGACAATGGGCAACCGTCTGGCCTATTAGTTATTACTACTACAGCCTCCAATATGACGGCGAGAAAGAAACAGTCACGATTACGAAGGGCCAATTGGAAGTGTTGAAGAAGTATTCGCTAGAGGTTGTTATAACTGACCACAGTGTAATCAAAACTAGCAGATACGGAGAGAAGTATGTTGCATCTGAGGAGAGTGATTTGAATGGTGATTTTACTCGTCAATGTATCGACAAACTCAACATGTACACTGGTTGCATGAGCTACAATGACAGCTACTTTGGTGAACCTGAAGGGGAACTTAAACGAATTATTCGACAGCTTGACAAGACTTATAAAACTCCTGAAAATAAGTATATCGGTACTTTCATGTCTCCAGAAACCTTTGCAGATAAATTTGAAGACATCCTGTGCCGGCAATCTGAAGATGCTCTTTACACTAGTAGCCCTTCTGCTGGCGGTTATTCTCGTGATCCTGATTACTCTATTGGGGAAGATGCTGATAAGCTGATTGCTGAGTATACTAAGGCTGTTGAGTACAAAAAAGGTGACAAGATTGACGCTAGTATTCTTGAGTTTAAAATTGAACTTGTTGGTATGAACGAAGCTCAGAAAGCTGTAGAAGAACTGGCAGAAGCCTCTAACACTCTTCTGGAATCCATCAAAAACTTCACCTCTGGCACAGGTCATGATGTGTTTATCTCGGAGGGGGTTTATAAGGTTTATCGTAGCCAAGAAGACATGCCATACATCTGCTACTCCGATGAGCAAGTTGTGGCTGTCATGGATGCTTTGAAAACTCTGGATGAAGCTGGCAAGGAAGGTGAGGGTAGATTCTTTACGTTGAATATTGAGGGTATTGTTTGATGGCCGTAAAGAAGCCTAAAGAGCCTCTGGTAAGGTGTGGCGGAACAATGACAGAGAGTGCTTACCTAGCTTGGATTCGTTCAGCACTCCGCTCTAAATCTCTTCGCTGGCCTCCTCGTGCTGAAGCATTCAAGCTTGCTAGACGTGCTTACAAAGGCCCGAACAAACAGCAGAAGTGGGAATACCAGTGCGCTATCTGTGGTGAGTGGTTCAAGATGAAAGATTGCGTTGCCGATCATTTCCCGGTGAGTGCAGGAAGTATTCTGACTATTCAGGATATTGGGCCGTTCGCTAATAATCTTTATTGCGAGGTAGAAAATTTCCGCATACTGGATAAAACTTGTCACGATATTCATACGGTGGCAGATAAGCAGGGAATTTCTTTCGAGGAAGCTCGCATAGAAAAAGAGAAGATTTCCTTGCTGAAACCTGCCAATAAGAGTATAATGCAAGCTCTGCTGGATGAACATGGATATGTTTGTAAGAATCCTGAACAGAGACGTAAGGCACTTGATGAAATATTTGCTAAGAAAGGTTGTGATGAATAATAAAACAGTAGTGTTTGATGCACAGCGAGAAATTGCAGAGTTGAAACGACGAGTGGAGTATCTTGAGAAGCTTGACCCCACTTATGGCAAAGCTGTTACGTATGCAAGTGGTTTGGCTTACGTCCCTACCGATGGATACACAACAAAGCTGCACGATTGTTCTCACCATAATGTGTTCAATGTTAGTGATATGGTCGAAATGAGAACTAATACAGAACTGTTGGATACTTTGAAGCAAGTGGCTAAGGATTTTAAGGAGAATAAGCTTGATTGATAACAAAGAGTGGGAACAAGATGCTGTTAAGTTGGCAAACACTGGTGTGATGTCATGGCGCGATATTGCCATCCAAGTAAATAAGCCGAAAAGCACAGTGAGTGATATGCTTCGTAGTTATTTCTCCGAGTTGAAGTTGGATGAGGTTTATAGTATTGACGAGAAATATTACGAACCTGCACCTAAACAGAGTCATGACAATTCTCGTATTTTGTTCATTTCTGACATGCACATTCCGTATCATCATCCGAATACTATCCCCTTCTTGAAGATGCTGAAGGAACGTTATAATCCTACACGAGTGATTTGTCTAGGAGATGAGCTTGACAAACATGCACTAAGTTTTCACGACAGCGACCCGGATTTGATGAGTGCTGGTGATGAGCTTCGTGCTGCACTGCCAATCATCAAACAGATTGAAGAGTTGTTCCCAGTGATGGACATTATCGACAGTAATCATGGTAGCATGGTGTTCCGTAAGTCGAAGGCTCACGGTATCCCTCGACACTACCTGAAAAGCTACAATGAAGTGTTACAAGTTGGCGATGGTTGGCAGTGGGTACACGATCTAACAATCGACCTTCCAGACGGTCAAAAGGTTTACATTCACCATGGCAAGAGTGCTGAAGCAATTAAAACTTCTCAGGCGATGTCTATGAGCCATGTGTGCGGCCACTTCCATGAGAGCTTTGGTGTGAAGTATTGGGCCAATCCTAATGGTTTGTTCTTTGCAATGAACAGCGGTTGTTTGATTGCAGATGACAGTTATGCGTTTGCGTACAACAACACTAATTTGAAACGTCCTATTATTGGCACTAGTCTGATTATTGATGGTGTCCCTATTTTAGAAGCAATGAGTTTGTGATGAAACAACTACAAGTGCCATTAGTGGGATTGCCAATCTCCTTAATTCTAATTTCTTATGGCAGAGTAGCACTTGTAAAGAATCACCAGACATTTCCAACAATCTTTGATTTTGATAATACTGTAGTTATTAGTGTTGAAGATATTGTTGTGAATGGGGAAGCTTTCAAGTATAATGTTGCTCTGCCTTTGACAGAAGGATTAAAGATTTGGTTAGTAAGTTTAGATTTGGAAAATCCATTTGAGGAGTATTATGAAGATTGAAATTAACAACGTAGTAGACGCATGCCACAAAGCTTCTTTCGATGCTGGTTGGTGGACCGACAAAGAGGGTAACAGCACAACCCTGAACCCAATGTGTTTTTCCAATAAACTGTGTCTGATTCACAGTGAGATTTCTGAAGCAATGGAAGGTGATCGCAAAGATTGTCCTGATGATAAGCTACCTCACCGAGATATGCGAGAAGTGGAGTTGGCGGACGCTCTGATTCGTATTTGCGATTTGGCGGGAGCTTACAACATGGACTTGGGCGGTGCTGTTGTGGAGAAGATGGAGTATAATAAGAATCGTCAGGATCACAAGAAAGAGTCTCGTGAGGCTGCTGGTGGGAAGGCCTACTGATGGCACTTCTTGCACCAGATGCGAAAGATTCTTCTGGGAGGTGGATTTCAACCTATATTGTCAACGGGGTTCAATACAAGACTAAAGCAAATCAGACTTGGCAAGATATGAAATCTCGTTGTGTAGAGAGAAGTAAATATCACAAAAAACGACCCACTTATATTGGTTGCACTGTATCTGAAGAATTTTTAGACTTTCAATACTTTGCGGATTGGTACAGTAAACAGGTGGGTTATGGGGAGCTTAAATACGACTTAGACAAAGATATCCTCGTTCCCGGCAACAAAGTCTACGGTGAAAAGTTCTGCGTACTTGTGCCTACAAGCCTCAACAGTTTTCTGTCAGCTTCGAGTGTTGGTCCTTATCCCACAGGCGTTGCGAAGAATCATGGGAAATTTATGGCTAGAGTCAATCAAGATGGGATTGGCAGAAAATATTTAGGTAATTTTGGAACGTACCAAGAAGCATTCGGTGCTTACAAATCTGCGAAACAAGATGAGGCTTTGAGGTGGACTGAAAGGTTGAGGTCTGGAGAGTTCTTGGTCGATGCGCGGGTAATTACTGCACTAGAAAATTGGAAGTACAAGGAGGAAGAATGATTTGCATCTCAGTTTCAGATTTACAACTAATCACAGAACTCTCAGAAATGTCGGAATTCGACATTGTGAGAATTGAAAACGATCCACTCGTTGCAAAGTATGCACACCAGATTGGCATTGATGTAGAGTATCCTATGGCATACTTTGCAAATAAGCACCGCAACTTGCAAAACAAAGTTGTCACAGGATACAGGTTGTGTGGGGAGGTACGCTGTGATGTTGAGTATCGAAACAGTTACTTGGCAGGTATTACAGAAAGGTTGATTATTTCGAGTTTTTCCGACCCGTCTAAAATGACAGAAATAGCTGAACTGTCTTTCAAAACTAGAGACTGGGCAGAATATCTTAATGATAACGACAGCTTAGATTGGCAGGAAGACCGGGCGGTACTCCCGCAGGACCAGTTGGAAGAAGACTGGGAAGCTGAAGAAAAGAAGATTGCAGAGTTGAATGATATTCTTGTTAGTATTCGAGGTCCGGTATATAATAGCTCCGGTGCTTTGAAGACCATGGAAGAATATAAAGAGTTTGCAGAAACACGAGAAATTTATTTGGAGAAATATGACTGCTAAAAATGTATTTGTAGAAAAACGAGATGGTGTCAAAGTTCCCTACGATGTAATCAAGATCAAGCAATCTATTGCTCATGCAGTGGGCAACACTGGTGCCAACCCTCTTGCCTTGGAGGCTCGTATTGACCAGTTTATCAAGAACGGTATCAAGACATCTGCTATCCAAGCTAACATTATCGAGCACGCCAAACAGCTTGCTACGCCACAGGAGCCTGAGTGGCTGAACGTGGCAGGCAAAGCCCTTGCTGCTGACATGTGGGCCAACTACAAGCTGCGTGGCAAGACCTTCCTAGAGGTTGTCAAGTACAACACGAAGAAGGGCGAGTGGCACAAGGACATTCTTGACACGTACTCCGAAGACGAGATTAACGAGCTTGGTAATTACATTGACCACTGCCGCGACTTGGAGCACTCTCACTCGTCTCTGGTAACTGCCAAGAAGAAGTATCTCGGTAAGTTTGAATTGAACCAGCACATGCATATGGGTAATGCAATGCGCTTTGGTCAATTTGAGAAGCCAGAGAAACGTATTGCACGAGTCAAAGAGTTTTATGACGTGCTGAGTAATCGTGAGTTCTCTCTTGCTACACCTTTCATGATTAACTTGCGTAAAGGTGGTAACATTGCTTCTTGCTTCATTATTGCTCTTGAAGATGACTTGGAATCGATCTTTGATAATGTAAAGCGCATTGCTCGTATCAGTAAACAAGGCGGAGGTGTTGGAGTATTCCTTGGTTATCTGCGTGCTGAAGGCAGTGATGTAGGTGGAGCGGAAGATGCTGCTGGACCTGTGTCTCAGTGGGTTAAAATTATTAATGATACTGCTGTGGCAGTCAATCAAGGCGGCAAGCGTGCGGGTGCTGTGACTTGTGCTCTGCCAGTTTGGCACAATGATATTCAAGGCTTCTTGGACATGCAAACAGAACACGGTGACTTGCGATTGAAGTCATTTGATGTGTTCCCGCAAGTAACGATGCCTGACTTCTTTTTGGAACGCGATAAGGCCAATCAGAACTATATCACCTTCTGCCCGTTTGAAGTTAAGAAGAAACTTGGTATTGATATTCGTGGTATGTGGTGCGAAGAGTTTGAGCAAGCTTACGAGAAGATCGAAGCAGCATTCTATGCCGGTAAGTTGAAGGTTGCCAAAGAATTGAAAGCCAAAGATGTGATGAAGATCATCATGCGCTCTCAGTTTGATAGTGGCTTGCCTTACATTGCTTTCACTGACGAGATGAATCGTCGTAATCCTAACAAGGGTGACAAGCAAGCTTACGGTATTGTGTGTGGGAACTTGTGCACAGAGTCGTTCTCTAATGTTCTCCCAGACGTGCTAGGACATGTTTGTAATCTAGGTTCCATTAATCTAGGGAATATCCGGGATCACGAACATTTGGCTAAGGTAACTCGCATCGCTACTCGAATGCTTGATTATGGAATCAGTTTGACGAAATCTCCTGACCAGATCAACCAAGACCACAATAACCTTTACCGAACAATCGGAATCGGGCAGATGGGCCTTCATGACTACCTCGCTAAGAACTGGTTGAACTTTAAGAGCATCAAAGAGATTCGTGACTTGAGTGAGGTTATAGAATACAATGCTATCCTTGAGAGTGTTGAACTCGCTAAAGAGTTTGGTAGTTTCGACGCTTTCGAGAACTCGGATTGGAAGAACGGTAAGCAGATTGAGTATTTTGCAAGTAACAGCCGTGAGAGTCAGATTGCTTGGATGGACGTGCAAAAAGAGATTGACAAATATGGTATGCGCAACAGCCAACTGACTTCTCCTGCACCTACCACCAGCACTTCGATTTATCAAGATGCTTCCGCTAGCGTGCTTCCGGTGTATTCGGGCTTCTTTGCCGAGGGCAACGGCAATGGAAGTTTGCTCGTGGCTGCAAAGTATTTAAAAGAAAATCCTATCTGCTACGGCAAAACGTTCTCTAAGCACTCTCCGATTGAGATTATCGATTATGTGTCTGAGGCTCAAAAGTTTATTGATACTGGTTGCAGTATGGAACTCATTCTAGACCAGAATAAAGAAGGCTTCACCGCTAAAGATTTGTACGATGCAATTCATTATGCTCACCAGAAGAAGTGCAAGACGATTTACTATATTCGCAGCATTAAGAAGAATGCGACATTGCAGAAAGCTGAAGCGGACTGTGCTGCGTGTGCCGGATAACCTGAAAGGATTTAATGGAACACAAGAAAGTATTCAATGAGCACGGTAGTGATGCCACTGGTGATCGTCTGATTGTTGGTGGTAACTCTACCGGTATCATGAACCTCAATAGTATCAAGTACAAGTGGGCTACTAACCTTCTGAACATTATGCAGAATAACTTCTGGTTGCCGCAGAAGGTTAGTTTGGTAGAGTCTAAGACGACGCTGAAAGAGCTTACTGAAGCTGAGATGAAAGCTGTGAAGAACACCCTAAGCTTCCTGATTGCTCTGGACTCTATGCAAGTGAATAACTTACCAATGCTTTCGGATTACATCACAGCACCAGAAGTAAGCGCACTCTTCACTGTGCAAGCATATCAAGAATTGGTGCATAGCCAAAGCTACCAATACATTCTTCAAGAGTTGTTCCCTAACTTGGAACGTGAGGAGATATACAATTACTGGCGAACTAACCCACTGCTGCTTGAGCGTAATAAGACGATTGCAAAGCTCTATCAGGCTTTTGCAGACGATCCTACTCAGGACAACTATAAGCTGGCCTTGGCAGCAGATTTCGTTCTAGAGGGTATTTACTTCTACAATGGATTCAATCTGTTCTATCAGTTAGCTTCACGTAATAAGCTTGTTGAACCTGCTGCGATTATCAAGTATATTGAAAACGATGAAGTCACTCATGTGTCGTTTATGAACTTCCTTATCAAAGATATGTTTGATGAAGATGACATGAAGATGTTGGAGGGAGTGATTCGGGAAGCTGTTGAACAAGAGATTGTGTGGGGCCATGAGATTTATGGCGACAACATTCTTGGTATCTCTAAACAGTCTACGGAGTCGTATGTGAAGTGGATGGCTAATCAGCGTGCGAAGGTTGTTGGTCTTGGTGTGTTGTACAAGGGATTTTCTGTCAACCCCTATGCTCATTTGGATCACAGCAAAAAGGAGAACTTCTTTGAGAGTTCTGTGACCGAGTATTCGCACTCTACTGCCGTTGAAGGTTGGGATGACTTTTAACCCTTGACAACCTTGAGAACTACTTGTAAAAATGGTAGTTCTCAATTTGGAGAAACAATGAACACAATTAAAACACTTCTGACACTTGTTGTGAGTGTACCACTAGCAGCCCTAGCACTCTTCATGCTATTCGCTGGAGCAACTATTGTAATCGGCTTCATGTGCCTTGCTTGTTACACTTGGGTGCTTTGTGTAGGCGTGCAAGCTCTGTATAAATCTTTTGCTGTGCAATTTAAAACTAAATAAGGAATGACAATGAACCAAAACGTAACCCTGCAAACCTACGCGCAAGAAGTTCTCCCTAGTCTGCGTACTTTGGACACCAAGTCTCAGATACTTAAAGAGTGGGAAGCTGACCAAGTTTTCCTAACTCAGAAGAAGGCTGAAATCAAAGCTATCCAAGAGGAAATGAAAGCTTTCACAGAAGACAAAGAACCTGAGTTGGTGCGGGAGATTAAAGACCTGAAGACTGATATTGGTTTGGCTGTTAAAGCAATGGTCAAAGGGACTGACTATAAACCAGCACAGATGAAGCAGTATTTGTCTTCGCGTGCAAAGGATAAAGTTGAGGACGTTCTTGAGAAGGCTGAATTGTTCTCAGAACTTGAAGAAGTCCTTAACTAAATATTTAAATTGCAACTGCCCCGAAAGGGGCTTTTATTGTTGGAGATTAGTTTGGAAGAAGAATTTAATAAATATTTCTATTACGACGAAACCTCCCCAAGTTGTTTGCGATGGAAGGTGGAGCGCAGGGGCGGTAAGGGAGTAGGGAGGGTTTTATGCTCTCCGGGAGATGTGGCAGGTAGTGTAGAAAAGGCTGGGTATTTTGTTGTCGGTATAAATTATAAAGTATATAAAGTCCACCGAATTATCTGGCAACTAGTAAATGGCCCGATATCTCCAAGTTTTCAGATAGACCACATAGACAGAAACAAAAAGAACAACTCTATTCAGAATCTTCGCTGCGTCGAGAATGCAATTAATTCCCGCAACAGAACAATAAATCCTAGAAATACTTCTGGTCATAATGGCGTCATGCTAGCTAATCTCCGAGGGTATCTTTATTGGAGAGCTAGTTGGCACTGTGTCAAGCTTGGGCGAAGAGTATCTAAGTCCTTCAGAATTCTGACTTATGGATATCAGACAGCTTTCGATCTGGCCGTGAGTTACAGGGAAAAGATGATATCTTTACAGAATAGTTTTGGTGCTGGATATACTGAAGATCATGGGCAACAAAAAGCCCACGTCCTGTGAAGGATAGTGGGTAAGTCTTTTCTACCGAAAAGGACATCTGTACATACTACTTGTTCTTTGTTGTAACAGCATCAATCAGCGCTTGCTTGCTGTCAGCACACTCCCAGTAAATCTGAGAGTTGGCGATAATATTACGTGTCAAGTCCGCTCCAGTTGTTCCCTCAAGGCTTTGGAGTGGCTTGCACGGTTGTACCAGATTGCTTGGTAGCTGCACGTCCCGCGAGGGCATCGTTGATGAGCATCCTACCTGAGTCATCGATACACTGCACATTATAAATAGGCTTATCAATAATGTGAGTAATTTCCTTGGTGATGGTGTTGACATTCTGTTGCCTCGTATTCTTCAAATCCTCATACTTCTGGGAAACAAGATTGTACTTATCTTGTTGTGCCTTGTCTGCTTTAGCTTGTTCTTCTGCAATCTCTGAACGAGCATCCTCACCACCTTTGTGGTAAACTCCATAAAATACTCCACACAGCACAGCAATCACAATCAAGTATTCAGCTAGCTTAGCTTGCCATCCAATGAGATTAAACATTACCGTTCTCCTCTTTAGGAGCTTCTGACACATGCTTCTTATTAGTCTTCAGGTACATGCCAAGCACGCCTAGAATAGCTGCCAAGCCCCCTGAGAAGGATAGCATGTCAAATTGTACGTGCTGCCAGAAGGTTTGATACGCGTGGCACACAAAGCCGTAGAAGGAACCTCCTACAGCCCCTGCACGTACAGGGTCAATTGTGAGGCCATCCTCCTCAGTGAAGATATCGAGCGTCCAACGCTTAATGGTAGCCCACTTCATAATTACCCCTTCACAGAGATAAACAAATCTCGCTCAGCCTTGCGACGATTGGTCAGGCCATTTGATACTTGCCCTTTAACTTTATTCCAACGAGGGAACTGTTCAGCAGCACCTACCATGTCCTCTTTATTCAGCAGCTTCACCAGAGTGGATTCTTCGAAGGCTGACTGCCCGATATTGAACTGAAGCGATACGCACGCAGCAAGCTTCTCAGGTGAGCGTTTGAGCAGCGTAGGAGCGGCTTTGAGAACTTGCTCAATGCGAACCCTCACTTGTTGATCCAAATCGCTCTCAGCCTGTTCTAGCGCCCATACAGTGCCAAGCTTGAGTCCTTTGAAGGTAGCTCCGTACCCTATAGTTACTGGTTCAGGTGATAGCTTCTCCCATTCTTTCGGAATGACAAACTTACCGTCACGATACGCACGAGATTTCAGGTTGTTCTCAAGAGCTTTACCCAATGCGCTGTAAGGGTCCGGATAAGCTACAAGGGAGAGTTCTTCGGTAGGGCGGATAAACTTCTTAGCAATACGTGTTGCTGTTGCAATCAATTCTTCTTTGTTCATAATATTTTCCTTTGGTAGACTAATAAACTTACGCGTGCACAACGCACGAGATAGTTGTAATGCCCATCTTTTAAGATAAATCTTACGTGGGCTTGTGTATTACTAATTGCTGCCGATGTTATTGGCTCTGAACAACAAATTAAGTTGGTTCAGAATATTCTGTTCCGTACTGCGCAAGGCTTCACGCATTTGTGCCATTTGGTCGCGCATGTCAGAGCGGAGCAGTTCAATGTCTCTATCTGCACGTTGCTGGGATTTCTCCACCATGTGCTTCGCTTCTTCCCTCATCTCGCTTAATCCTTTTTCAAGTTTAGATTCGATTTTGAGGAACCTGTCATTGTTGTGTTCATCGGCATCTTTAAGGCTTTGAACCTCGGACCTGATAAAATACCAGACCGTTCCGAATAAGATTGTCAAGAGGAATAAAGCTCCTGACAACATCCAGCTAAATTCCCCTGAAGGCATATCTAATCCTTTGTTTAATAAAATCTAGTACAACTGGTGAAAAGATTATACAACTGATAATCTCTAAGTATTCTAAATAATTCGCAATCTGGTAGTACACAGGGTCTGTCTCGTACCGCCAATCAATAAGATGTCCAACACATAGCATGAAGGACAGTCCTATGATTGGTAACGAAGATTGACGCCAGACAGCAATGGCTGCGTAGATGATAAACATGTCTACAAAGAACACAATCATGAACCATGCACTTCTGTCTGTCATCAAGCTCAAGGGATAATGTGCTGACCAGCTTATTCCAATTACCACTGTCATCCACATAGCACCTTGGTTAGCCCTACTACACCATATTGCGAGAATGAATAGGGCTAGGTATATCATTTGTTAGAAGGCTTTGGAGGAGGCGGAGGTGGTGGGGTTCCTCCTCCTGTCATACGTGGAGCAGTGTTCATAATATTCCCTTTCAAGAGTGCTACGTTAAAATACATTTAGATAAGTCCCTCAATACTACACGTCAAATAGCTAATAGACTTATAATCAACACTAATTTCCCAATCCTTATAATACCCATAGACAATCAAAGATGTCTTGGCATTACTTGTGAGATTTCTCATTGTTGTGTTAGCATTCCACACACAAGGAGTAGCCCGAATCTGCGACATAAGCCTTGCAACAGTATCGACAGTAGAATCGTCCATCAGTTGCTTAGTATTCATTCTCTTGGCATAACCACGCTTTGTAAGTGTAGGATTACCAAATGCGTCAATTGTCTTGACAGAGTAGTCAACAATACCAATTGTTGGGGATGTCTCAGTTGAACCTAAGTAGTATTTAGTACCTACTACGAAGTTACCAATAGCTGGTTTGATGTTATCAGCATACACGTCCAGAGATATAACACCATTAATATATGGGGTAAGTCCTGTAATAGTGTAATCTGTAATTGGTACTCCTGAAGAACCTCCAGTAAAATCCACAGTGTTAGTGTACATTTGCACACCACCTGAAAATACCTTTACCGTGATATAATCTGCTGAGACATTAATCAAGCTAATGCTAGATTGAGTTGGACCTGTGAAATAACTCAGAATGTGATTGCCAGAGTTAGTGGAAGTTTGCGTACCAACTTGTGTATCGATTAACGCATAAGCATTTGTGGAGCCTATAACAGACCACCATGTAGGGCTGATATCTGGTTGGTGGTTGGTGTTGGACGCTTGTAGTGATGCATACTTTACGTGTTTGTAGATTACTGAATTGCTACCAGATACATCAATGCCGTAAGTTGTAGCTCCACTCCACACAGGGAAATCATTCTCAGGAATGTTCGTGTAATACATACCTTGTGCGTCCACAGTATCTGCTGCACGATCTGTTGCTGTAGCTGATATAATGTCAGCATTACGAGTTACAGCGACTGTGGTTGTAGCGATGTAGGATGTACGTGTCAGGTTAGCTGTTCCGAATGTTCCGAAGCCTGTGTTAGTAGTTTCTAGTTGAGCACCCCAGATAATTGCCGAGCCTGTTGTTGCTACATTAAAAGTAGTCGAGCCGTTTGTGTTTACAGCGGGATAAACCTTACAAGATGCCACAGTGTTTCCTGCATTATTATTGTAAATACCGACACTTATTCTCCAATAGTCTTTACAAGAATCTACTCGCCCGTATACGACTGACGTGCTTGTCCCATATCTCTGGATAGCCCCAGCATTAGTGTCAATAACAACACCTCCTGCAATCTGAGGGCTACCTCCACCTAAAGCCAACTCCAGACAAGGGAACGTTGTTGCTCCTACTGTTTTCAAAACAAAAACCGAAAGTACGTAACCTGCACTGTTGTTAGCAACTGTGATGTCTTGCCCTACGTAAGCATTAGCAACTGCGGAAGGGTCTGTAATGGTTTCAGCTACGGCTGTCCCATCAGGTGCAATCGTTGAGTTTGCAGTTATTGTTAGGCCGGCTTGTGCAACCCAAGGGGAGGTATTAAACGCAGAACTCTGCAAACACAAATTAGTCGCAGCAGGTTCAAATAATAGTCGCGGAGCTAAGCTCAAATTATCTGCGATATAATGCATCCTCGCAACGTTAGCTGCTGCCGAGGTAATGTTTCCTGCCGAATTAATATAAGTGGCAGTAGTACCAGCACGGCTGGTGAAAGTGTAAGTAGGTGGAATATAACTCGTGGGCACCAAACCAGTTTCAGCCTGAAAGCCCCACAAGTACATCCCAGAAGTTCTGTTACCTGTGTAAATTACATTCGTGCCAGACATCATATTAAAATTAGTAGCATCGATCAAAGCTGATGCTCCGCTCATCGAGCAACGATACCAACCGTTACCTACAGGCGTAATAATAGCTGTTGTAGCACCTGTCGTTGACCTTGTGACTGTTGCTGCGACCAGATCAAATACCCACGAGTCTGTAATACCAGAACCGCCTGTTGGTACAGCATCCCAACGAAACTTAGTTCGCTCTCCAGCTTTGACAAATACCGAGTAAGTCGTATTCACACCTGCGGAAAACCCCCCCATAAGCGCGCCGTGTACTGTATTGCTTGCAGTCTCTACTAGCTTATCTGCGAAGAATCTACCATCCGGGGCCACGCTGCAATTATATTCGCAAGTGGCATTGTTTACACTTGTTGCTACTCCACTAGCATCCCCGCCAAACAAGAAGTTTTCTGGGTAAGGAGTTAGGTTAGTAGTATTGCTCTCAAAAAGAGGAGTAGGTTGGTTACTGAGATTAGTAGGGTCATAGTTTGCCCGAGGGACGTTTACAGCAGCATACGACAAGACAGCAGTGCTATTATAAAAAGAGGCAATAGAGGCTCTTGTAAAAACACTCGCTGCTAATTTAGTTGGAACGATTACGTCCATGTATTCTCCTAAAAAGAGAAGGGCCGAAGCCCTTCCTTGTGTTACAATAACGATTAAATCTGTTAGGAGACAATCGTAACTTGAATGCTATTGCCATCTGGAGAAGAGTTCTGCAACAACTTCTTCATGTAGCTAACATCTTTCACCAATGGATCAAGCATTTCCAATGTGGCTGAACAAGCAGCACTTACAGCAGTGGCAATCATATCTTCACTACCACCGTCACGAGACTTCTTAGCTTCCTGTGCCGTAAGAACTTTCTCGCCCTTGTGCAAACGAGCAATATAGTTATCCTTTGGCACATAATCTAATCCACCAGCATGACTACCGTCAGGATGCTTAGCCAGATACTCAGGAGACTGCATAAAAAACTGAGACAACTGGGATGCTGTGTAGCCCTCGCTAGCAAGTTTCTTGTAATACTCCAGCCCACCAGCATCACCTTCCCGACCCAGCACATTTTTGTACAGGTTCTTAATGTCATCTTCAGTTGCTCTCACAGAAGTAATTGGCTTCCCATTAGAACCTGTCTGACCAGCTTGAGCGGCTGTAGCAGCCAGTACAGATGAATTGAAATTAACCAAAGCCGCTGTCAAATTTTGCACAGCAACTGTCGTACCATTCATCGCGTCAAGCTGCTGCTGTTCAAAAGCCAGCAACATGTCATACTTAGCCATTTCTTTGTCAAGAGTATCTTTAGCGACATCCAGTTGCTTCTGAGCTAAAGCAATTTGTTTATCCACCGCTGTCTCTTGACCTTTAGCTATATCCGCTAAGTTAGAAACTTTACCTGCTGTAATACCAACATCCTTAATGTAATCTGCATAAGAGCTAAACGAGTCTGCTGGGTCTTTCGCAAGAGTTGCCAACGTATCTTTTAAGTCTGCTGCGGAAGGGAGCTTACCAGTGGTACGTGCAGTTTTAAGAGCTTCATCCAACTTCGCTTGAGCTTGAGCACGAGTCATTGCAAGAGCAGCATTGTCCAGCATAGAGTCCAGAGTACTATCCAACGCATTACTCAACTCAGTAATACCATTGCGCACAGTTTCCAGAGAACTAATTTGAGCATTAATAATAGCTGCTTGAGCATCGTACGCAACCTGAGCATCATTCTTTGCTTTGGTGAGTGCTTTACTCAGAACATTAAAGTCATTCTGAGCAGTGGTTTTCAAAGCATCAATATTCTTCTTAATGGCATCTGCCGCTGCTGTAGCTGCTGCTTTCTCATCTGTCAATAAGTTAATGCGCTCTTGGATAGGTCGCAGAGAAGCGTCCATAGCTGCCAACTCAATCAGTCTCTGTTGTGCTACAATAGCAGTAGCCGCAGCAGTATTACCTTCCAAGTTTGCCAGAGTTAGACTCAACGACAATGTTTTGTCTCGTAAAGAGTTAGACTTTTCGGTGGCAGCTTTTTCGTCGTTCAAGAAATTGATACGTTCTTGCAGAGGGCGAAGTGAGGCGTCCATTGCAGCTAATTCAATAGAACGTTGCTGAGCAATTATGGATGTAGCTGCGGCGGAATTACCTTCCAATTCAGCAATTGTCAAGAGCATGTCCAGACGCTTGTTAGCGAGGTCAGCTATTGCTTCTGCTGCTTTAGTTGATGCCTCTGAAACAGCCAAGAATGCAGGAGCGACATTCATCAAGTTTGCATACATCTCTTGACCAGCTTTAGTATTCAAGTCTTGTGCAAGCACGAGGTTCTTGAACTCTTCTACAGTGTCAATTGACGACAAACCTAAACGATTCATCTCTTTGGTCAGTGATTCTTGGATAGGTTTCAACTTATCAGCATCTGTCAAAAAGTTCTCAACAAAATAACTTGTAGCTTCTGTCAGCTTATCAATACTACCGAACAAATCAATAAAGTTTTGCGAGGATTGAATCGCCGCCAAGCCTGTAGAAGTCATAGACTTGCCAAGTACAGCAAACACATCTTGCACCTGAATCAGTTCATTAGCAACTCGTGACAGAGTTTCGAGATAACCTTCACCAATCTTCTGGAAGTTCTTTAGGCCATCCACAGCAAACATTGCCATGTCGTCGCCAAGTTTAGAGAAGATAGCATTCAGTGCATCAGTAACTTCATCACCTTTTAAATCTTTCAGGGAGATTTTACCCAGATCGACTACAAAGGATTTCAGATGTTCATTGAAAGCTGATCCACCGATACCAATCATGTCAGCCGCAGCAGTGATTGTTTTAGCCATGTTACTAATAATGTCAGAAAACTTACCACTAATATCTGACCCTAAATCTTTAGTTTCTGTGCGATACTTGTCACTACTAAACCATCCACCAGATTTCTTAATATCGTTGTAGGATTGTGCGTTAACACCACTGGTACCTATGCTACCAACAGTACCTGCACCAAACGAAATACCGCTATCTTGCACAGTGGTTTTGCCACCGAAAATAGAAGTAGCAAGCTTACTAAAGAATCCGCTAGATTGGCCTTCTGCGATTTGTTTCGATACATCATTGACGCCACCGAATTGAACAATCGATGCCCCCAAGCTGCCAAGTCCTGCAACAACAGCTTTCAGCGAAGTATCCATTGACTTGAAGTGTACCAAGCCTAAGCCTGAGTCACGTTGAATCAATTCCAAGGATTTAGCAATGCTTTCGCTTTTAGCTGAATCATCGCCCAGTACAGAACCTGTACCTTGTTTAGCTTGACGTTCAGCAGCAGACATACCACCTCCGCCTCCTCCACTGAAAGCGCCACCCAGCACAGCAGCAATAGCTACAGCAGCCGCAGCAGCGCCCCATGGACCAAGTGCACTCATGAACGACATAAACACTCCCGGAACTTTGGCGGTGTTACGAGCAGCTTCACCGGCAATAACTTCAGAAGTTTCAGCCACTTGACCAATAGCAGTTCCAGTTACTTTTGCGGTAGTTATAGCTTCGTGCACAAACAACGACTTAATCATGTTCGCCAACTCGATAGCACGGAACACTTTCTCAGCAGCAGCCATGACCTTGTAACCTGTAGAGCCTTCTTTGAAGAAGTTCTTAGCTGCACCAGCCATGCTTCCGTAGAGTTTGTTCTTAGCTTCGATTGACTTGTTATCGGTATTATTGTATTTGACAATCGACTGAAGTATGTCTCCAGCAGCTTTACCAGATTTACCGAAGGCGTCTCCCAAGGAGTCTGAGATAGACTTACCCACACCTGTCCACATTGTCTTATATTTCTCAGCCAAAGAAGTCTGCTGAGACAACGCCTCTTCGTAGGCTTTCTTATCACCTGTGGAAGCGTCATCAGCCATTGCAAAGCGTTTCAGCTTTTCGAGTTGGGCTGCTAATCCCGGCAAAGAAGCTTTGTATTTCTCTGTAGCATCTTGTGCTGCTGTCCACATGGCAACTAAGCCTTGATCTTCAGAAGCAGTTTGTACACCTTTCAGAGTGTTAGCAATTTCAAGAGCCAACACGTTATACTCTTTGGACAACTCTTTGACACGAGCAGCATCCATAAAGGATTCCTGCGTAGCTTCCAATTGTTTCAGACGCTCACCAATCTCAGGGAATTTATCGCCAAGAGCTTCGTAGTCTTTCTGTACAGCTTGAATTGCTGGAGAATACTCGGTACTCCAGCGAAGGGCTGCTGCCGATACGTAGTTGCCTTCTTCTTCGAGTTGCTTAACAGCTTCTCTATTACTATCTTGACGAAGTTGACTAATATACACAGAAGTCTCTTGAGCCTGTTTACGCTTGGCTTGTTCGATGGCTTCTGTATTAGCTTCCTGCAAACCTGAGAATTTCTCTACGTCAGCAGTTTTATTCTTACCTTTAGAAGCCTTGTCAATTTGATCCTGAATAGTCTTACCAATTTTCTCATATTCTGCGATTTGATTTTCAGCAGAAGACTGAATGACTTGCAGTTTGCCCATCTCGCCAGCTTTGAATTGATCGTTAAGCTTGTCGTCAAAGTTCTGCATATCTTTCTTGGCAGCTTTGATTTTGTTATTAAGCGATGTGATGGCTGCTGCGTAAGCGTCGTTGACAGCAGCTTTGTCTGGTTTAGCTCCACCAAATTTTAAATTACCGGCAGCAGCTTTGGCTGCTTGCTCTGCTGCTAACGCTTCTGCTGCATAAGCTGCTTTCTTTATCTTGCTTGCCTCCACAACACGATTAGTCAACATCACAGCATCACTCATAGTTTGGCTATAAGTTTCTGTTGCTTTGTTGAGTGTATCCTGTGCAGCAGTTAACGCTTTAGCTTCTTTGCTACTCTTGTCGTCGTAAGCGTAATTGATAATCTTTTTAGCCTTGAGGGCAGCAGCGGCTTCGTCACGAGTCTTTTGAGCACTTGCGACGGCGTCAGCATTAGTCTCTTGGAGTTTAGCCATAGCCAGTTCACGAGTAGCAACAGCATCAGCCTCCTTGATAGAAGTACCAGACGCAATCACTTCGTTAGTCTTCTCAAGACGTTCAGCCTCTTCTTTCAAAGCTTTCAGAAAGTCTTTATTATACGTGTCAGCAGTTTGTTGAGCGACATCCTTTGCTTTGCCTGAGTGCAGGTTGTACAGCGCCCAAGCGGCGGTTAAGCCAGTTAGCACCAAACCAATACCCGGAAGGAATCTCAAAGCTGTTGCAAGAGCGCCTGTACCTACAGCAGCACCATTAGTTGCCACCGTCACAAATCCCATTGCAGAAGCAACGCCTGTCAATCCTCGTGCCATAGCTTCAAACATATTAGCACCGAGAGTGATACCTTTCCACAACAAGAAACCTTCAACAACATAGCCAACTGCTTTGTAATTCTCGACCAAGAATGCGGTCAGGTTGGCAATACCTGTAGCGATGTTTGCAATACTACGAACAAACTCAGGGGAGCCTAATACTTCTTTCAGCCTATCGGACACCTCTTTAATCGTCGGCGCGACCTCTGTGAAAGCTGCTGACAAACTAGTTTTCAGAGTGTTACCAACAGATTCCATTTGTTTAGAAGTAGTCAAACCAAGCTGCACACTTTGCAGGGCCGCTGTACCCGCTGCTTCAGCAATCTGTCCTTGAATCTCACGGAGCTTGTTGCTATACGTTGCTGTATCGTCTGCGGAGCGATTAACAGCGTCACGCAAACCCTCGACATCACGCAAAGCTCGTTCGCCAAAAATGTCATTGATGATAGTCTGCTGTGACTTCAAATCGAATTTATTCAGCTTCTCAGTAAACTCTTCAAAAGCATCTACAACAGGTTTAGCTTTACCGTTCAAATCCGTGAAGGACATTCCCAATGCGTCAAGGGCTTTCTTCGACTTTTCAGTTTGACCTAGCGAGTTGGAGTAGAAATTGACAATAGCCGTACCTGCTGCTGTATTCTTAATACCTAATTGTGCCAATGCAGCAGTTTGTGTCAAGATATCGTCAAAACTTGCACCATACAATTTATTAACTACGGATGCACGTTTCACTGATTCAGCAATACTGTCTACAGATGCCAGAGAGCTATTAGCTGCTGCTGTAATACCATCTGCCAGCATGTCAAAACTCTTAGCTGTTGCACCTACTGCTGTGCCAATCGTTACGAGAGATTCAGCAGCCTTTTCAATACTTGTTCCACCGGCTGTAGCTAAGTTCAGCGCAGCACCAATTGCAAGAGTTGATTCTTTAGCCTTCAAACCTGCCAGAGCAAGAGTCTCGAACGCTTTAGCAACTTCTTGTGGGCCATAAACACCTTTACCAATTCGTTCTACAGCTTCAGCAACTTGAATCATCGATTCACGGGATTCCCCTGCACGAACACGAATACCTTCCAAAGTGTTCTCGACATCCTTACCAACACTGATAATACCCTTCAGACCAGCACCAATAGCCACACCAACAGACATACCAGCAAGGTTGCCATACGTCAGCCACAGAGCACCTAAGGAACCTGACAAGCCGCGTGCGAGGGCGTGTGCCTCACGCATAGATTCATTGTGAGCGCGTGTTGAGACAGTTGTACGCACAATGTTCTGATTCATCAAGTTGAGGGATGTAGACAAGAGCAACATAGCTGCTGCCAAGTCTTGTACCCCACGAGCCGATGTGCGAGAATTAGCTGCCATATTTGATAGCAGTTTATCTTGCTCACGCATCTTGTCGGCTACGTTTACAAAGGATTTTGCAGCAGTTTCATTGATGGTGTTCAGACGCTTTGTAGCTTCGATAAGAGAGTTAATACGCTTCTCTGCGTTTGCAGCAGACGTACCAAGACCTGACAAAGCTGTCGATGCTTCCTTAATACCTTGTGATGTAACAGAAATTACAAGTGATGTGATATCCGCAGCCATGTCGATCCTTATTTTAATTGCTCAATCTTGAATATCAAGGCTGTTAAATCTACATCAAGAAAACACTCTGTTGAGCCGTTGAATTTGTCCTCTTGTTTTTCGTAATTTTCTGCCAACCAAAGAAGTGCACTCTTTTCCAATCTCCTCGCTTCACATCCTTCCAGATGATAGCTAGTAACTACTTCAAAACTCTTTTTGCTAAAATCCGAAACTTTCTTGCAGCGTTGCTCTGGTAATTTGTTCGTGATGCCCACTTTAGTAATATTACCTGCTTGAAGAACGTAAACATACCCCATGAGCTTGCTATTGAACCCACCCGGTTGACAAATAGGACAACCCTGTCCTTCAATGTGATTATCGGGTTGTTGATAAAAAGCCCCATGTCCAATAGACGGACAAATTATCTTTACCTTGCTCTTAGACCCAACATAATCCACTTCAGAGTAAATGTACTTATCCCCATGTGTTAACTTCGCTTTCCTTACAAAGTCTTCTAACGTATCCGAATGCTTCTTAGACCTAGAGACGTTTGCACATTTTGAACAACCTTGGGAGTGTTTGTGGGCGTCAGGAGTCATACTAAAATCTCCATGAATCGGACAACGAATGTTCAAAGGCACATCATCCAGCACATAAACAGAAATAGAGTAATCGTATTTGTCGCCGTGTACTTTTCTAGATTTTTCTATAAAGTCTTCAGTAGTATCCCGACGCAAATCTGCCCTTTTCTCGACAGCGCACTTCATACAACCTTTTCCAGACAGTAGGTTGTCGGCTTTTATCTCAAATTTACCATGTTTTACACAATTGATTTCTACATTGTCTTTTCTTTTTACGAATTCAGTATCTTCGTATGTGTATTTGTTACCATGAATCGCTATGCAATCTCGAATAAATGACTCAGTATTTCTAAATTTTCTCATGGCAACCTTTATAAACTCTGTCCATCTTCACCTAAGAAGCCCATAGCACGTAAGCTAGCCAACACATCTTCTACTGCGTCATCTTCCTGTTCTTCACTCATCTCAAGTTCTTCAACGTCAATTGGGCAAGCACAGCGAGGGTCTGTTGCCTCTTGTGACATCCAACAGTATTCTTGACTCATCTGACGAATGATTTGTAAATCTACATCTGGTAATGTGCAATACTTGATAAGCAAAGGGACAGGCTTATGACGTTTATTGTCAGGATTTCTTACCCACTCTATAAGAGTATCTGAGTAGAATCTTTCTGACCACGCTATAAGCTCTGTCCAGTCAAGAGCATCAATGCCCATACCTTTTTGTGAGACTGTTCCAGCTTCTCTCCAAAGACTTACTAGATATTCCTCGTAGCTGGATAGTGGTAGAGGTTCCAGTATAGGATCACCCTGCACACGTTGTTCTCTGCGAGATTTAGGCTCCCCCTTTTGTCCTTCTGGAGTGGCGTTGAGCCAAGCACTGTGACGGACATATTGGGAGAGGTTCTCTCTTACTTCTGCATAAAAACTTCAGAATCGCCCAAGGTTTCCGAGATTTGATCGACTACGAAGTACAGTGCAGGATCAAGGTACATCTTCTTGAAGTCATCTTGAGTGGTCAGAGGACCGTCGCCCAGATCGAAGTTCTTGACAGATTTGGTGATTGCAGCAAAAAACTCTGCGTTGTCTTCTTGAGCTTCTTCTGGAGTTGCAGTACGCTTGCCACGCTTAGCTTTTTTCTTCTCAGCAGCAATCAGGTAGTTGCGCATTTGTTTCGAAGAACGACCGAACACTTCTACTTCCAGAGGCTCTTTCTCAGCTTCATCAGCGTACAGGTAAGAGCCATCAGCATTCTTCAGATGGACAATAGTAGTGTCTGCCAGTTGCAGGGACTTCAGGTTAAAAGTTGCCATAATATTATTTCCTTTGGTAGATTGTTCTTCGCCACAATTGGCTTAGAAATTTATATTGACTTACTTGTGTAAGTTCTGATATAGTGTTACTAGATAAGAAAGCCACTCAAGTATTTCTACCCAAGTGGCTATTTGTATTACGCTTTAATCAGTTTGCCTGACAGTTCGACGGTGCTATCAATTGCAGTAATCTGATTCACAGAACCAACATTGATAGGTGCCGACATAACTTGACCTTGCACGTACAGCGTTGCTTGTGGAGTACCAGTAGTACCACCACCGATGGTCAGCTTGAACGAGTAAACCAGTGGGTCTTGCAGAGCTACCAGCAGTTTAGCTTGGCCGGGATCGGTAGGGGCGTAAGCACCTTGCAGGGTCAGTTGACCTGTGTTATAGTTACCCTTGAACTTATAGACATAAGGATCGCCGACAGGCTCGTGAGTAATCAGCGAAGCGACTTCACCGATAACACCAATGTTAGTCAGTTCTTTGATTTCTACATAAGTTTGTGCGCCGAAACCAGCGGCATCGAAAGTAGCAGGAGGTGCGTTAGTGGTGCAGATGTACAGCTTAGAACCTGCACTTGGAAATGCGAGAGTTGCCATTTTATTGTTCCTTTAAATTATTGAATGACAGCAGCTTTAACCACTGCGCCAGTTGCTGCCGAAATTGCCACAACACCAGAAAGGAAGTTGCTAATCGTATCTAGCATCACGATAGAAGTAGAACTAGCAGCTACCGAGACGGTGTATCCAGCAGCTACCGAGAACGTTGCACCCCCAGTATTAGGAACTGGGATAGTAGTACCAGAAGCGCCATCAATCGTAACTACGACTGGTGAAGCACTGGTATTAACAAGAATCAGTTCTTGTGCTGCGTTAGGGACGTAGGTGAGAGTGTCACCAGAAGTTGCCAAAGAGATTTGCACTGGAGTTACAGAACCCAGTACACTCTTTGAAGTGTTAATTACTGCTGCCATTTGATTTCCTTAATATGGGAGCTACGTTATGTAGCGATTACTTCGCCTTCTTGGCGATAATTAATTGTGACAGGAACAATTCTCCAGCCACTCTCATCCTTGATTGCCCTAGATTTAAAAGGTGTTTGTGTAATAACAACCGTTCCAGAAATAGGAACAACAGGGAAGTGGGCTATAACTTTGTTAGCAAGAGCTTCACCTTTACCAGCACCTTTACCACTCGGATACCAAACATTCACTTGCATAACTCCGAGTTCTCTGATACGATTACCGTCAACTGTTACGTTGACAGTAGCTGCTGGAACTATTACACATTCAAAGAATGGGGCGTCAGTGGGTTTTGTGAAGGATAAATCTTCGAAGGCAATCAGCACTGGCGGTACTTGTGCATCTGCTAAAGCTTTTAATCTAGTTTCAAGTTCTGAACGAATCGTCATGGTGCAAGCCTCATAATGTATGCTTTAGCTAAACTTGTCATCATGTAGGGACCAACATTACCTGTCCATTTCCAGCCTGTTGTAGCATCTAGTCCACGAGGCCAACCAATTTTATCTGCGCGATAAGCGTAAGAGACGTTGTTAGAAAGCGTCACAGTATTGTCATGGCCCCAGAAAGGATTCTGTGCTAACATACCTCTAATCCTGCCAATACTGTCATCCCCAGACATATTAGTGTTACCACCAATAATTGTGCTGTACGATTTACCAATAGTAGGATACCAAGAATTGATTAGCAATCCTTTAGCATAAGCTGCTGTGGGTTCTTGAGGGGAGAGTGTTACGTGCTTGATGAAGTAATCTTCAACAATCTTGTTTGTACTAGCAGAAGCCTGTATAGTCGCCTTTGTGGCAAATTTACTTATTCCTTGAGAAAGAGACATAGGCTCCTTTCTTATTAGAAGATATTATAACACAGTTTTGCTGTGTGTCAATAGCCCTTAAGCGTATGCAACCCAACCAAGTGACAATGCTCCAGTAAGCGCTGTAAGGTAAGTTACAGTGATGTTTGTGGCGTCCCAAGTGGTTGTGAACAAAGCTGTTGATAACAGATTCTTACCTACAACTTGTGCAAATGCTGGTGAAGTTCCTAACCCGTGAGGGATGGTAAACACTGTAGTAATTGCGCCAGTTGGAGTGGAAGTACCTGTGGCAAAACTCTTTATCGCACTTGGAATTACAGAAGCTGGTAACATAATATCCCTATTTCAAGTTTGCGTAAGTTGCAGTAGCTGTAGTTCCACTTGTATTGACTGCCGTAACGGCCCAAGGCAGAATAGTAAGACCTGCTATTACAGGAATAACCAATGTGGTAGAGTCAGTAAACGTTACGGATACATTACCAGCCACTGTACAATTAATAAGCAACTGACGAGCTTCTGGGTAAGCTGTACCGACTGTAATTGCTTGCACACCTGTGATTGACCGCTCAGATACTGGGTGATTGCCTTTGTCATCCACACTATTCATAATACCGAACGTCGTGTTGATATTAAGAGTGGTTGTGGTGGATGCTCCAGTGTTCTTTACAGTGATCTGGAAGTAATTACCCGGCAAGCTTACATTAATATTTGTAGGGACGTTAGCGGCTTTGTAGTATACGATTGATCCTGACTGACGTGTACCGGCAGCATCAATAAACTGATTAATAGTAAGTGTGTAAGGCTGGTCGGAGACAACTTCAATCTGTGCGGCTTGCATGTTGAGGATAGTCTCAATAGCGCCTGTGAAGGTTGCGTTTGATGCTAACTGTGCTGTCGAGTTGTTTCCAGTTGACGATGGGTAGGCTAGAGACGCAATAGTAACATTTGCCCCGTTGGTAGTAGACCCTGCTGAATCTCCTAGTGCAACAACCGGAACGTATAAACTTCCTGAAACATCAATCAGTTTTTGTTGGGCCATTATTTCTTTCTATTATCTGCGCAGCATTAGGTTGTATAAGAGTGGAGCGTTCATCTGTGGATTACACTCTTTCATGTTTACAATTTTGTAAGTAATCCCGCTAACGGTGATTCGGTCAGATGTAGGATTAGGGACAATCGGAGTAGCTAAAGGGTCAGCTTTATTTGTTGGGTACATGTAGAAATCTTTATCTCCTTGGAGGATTTCTGTACCAAACTTTGAGGACAGTCCGTTAGACATTCTGTTGAAGTCTAGGATGATGCATTGTACGGATGTGTCAATTTGAGTTACAGTGTTTTCACCTGTTGTGGTGTCATAGACTGGATTGCTGTATTGGTGATAAGTGGCGAACAAAATGTCATCGTTCATGAAGTCACGAATCATACGGTCGAAATCATCTGCTGAACTCATGGTGCGATCCAACCATTGCCATAGTTAGTTGTCGAAGTAGAGATATCACCTAGTGGACCATACCTGCTACCATCATTAGGGCCAACATCTGCGCTTAATGCCATTGCTTGACTTTGCGTACCTGAGTAGTAGTTATTGTTGAAATCGTTAATAAAATCAACCAGCTTGTTTCGACTATCGGGCGCAAGCGACTGTAACGGCAAAGGGGAGTAGTCTGCAAAATTAGGATTCGTGACTGTCAACAGAAGGAATTCCTTATAAGCCGTAAAAGCCTCCCCTGCCCAGATTTCCAAACTTAAGCCGATCTTCCTATGAGTCTTAAAGGCCAGTGTGCCGAGAATGTATGTTGCACAAATTCTTGCGCTGGCGGCGATATTCTGGTCGTTGTCCGCTAAAGTCTGAGTATAAACATTATCTGGCAAGTAAGGAATGTCTCCAAAATCTGCCACTCGAAGCCTTACTTTACCTAAATTTGTGGTAGGGTCTATAGCTGCCATTAATTCTCCTTGTTACCACATGTCAGGCCAGTGGCGATTTCCTTTAGATATGTTTGCCAACCTTTCCATGACTCTCAGATTACTTGCACAATGAAGGCCGCAAACTTTATCAGATGTCAATGGCACGATATGATCCACATTATGTTTTATACCAATTACTGCTGTACGAATCTTGGATAGATGGTATGTTTCTTCTACAAGAAATTTATCCCACTCATCTTCCGCCCACAAAGGGCAGGCTTGTTTCTCAGCAGCCACTCGTTTCATTTGGTTTTGAGCTAATTTATGCTTATTATTCTTTCGCCAAACTTTGTTGGTTGCTGCAATCTTTGACCTATTTACTAGTCGATAATTAGCCCCTGCTGCGGATATAGCTTCACGGTTTGCCTTGTTGTAGGCGAGGATCGACTCCCTGTTTACGTCGTAGTAATCTTTAGCGTTAGCTAGCCGAATTTCTAGATGTTTGAGGTAGGCTTTGTTATTCGACTTCCGTACTTTATCTCGATTGTTATCGCTGTAGGTTTTCTGCTTCTTTGCTGTATTTTCTCTTAGAATGGGGTCATCAGCATACTCCCCAGTTCGCTTAGCACTTCTGCACATTTTACAGATGCTTAAATGCGAGTCACGATTTTTGTGGAAACAACTGATTTCTTTTTCTTCTAGGCAAGTCTTACAAATTTTGTATTGCATATTTTCCTTTATTAGTACAATCTCACATTATACCATGCAAAATTGTACAGGTAAAGGCCCGGTATTTATCCGGGAACTTCATTTACATTAGTTCGAGCTATACAGACGAACAACAGCTTGTGGGCGCAGCAGGGCCGAGATGTGATTCGATTCAGTTTCGATATCAATTTTAGTGCCGTTAGGTGCTGCTTGCTCAAATGCGTACATCTTCTCACCTTGGGTATTCACCAGACCGAAACGTTCTGCTGGTGAGAAGTAGGTTTTGAACATGTCTGAACCTTGTGGAACTGCAACACCTTCAGCAGCCGTAACAATCTTGGTGCCGTTGTACGAGTCACGGACTTCACGGAAAGTGATACCACCGTAGTAGAACTCACGACCACGTGGCAGAGGGCTACCACCAGCAGCCAAACGGCCACGAATAGGGTCCAGACCAGCTTGAACGTTCTGCTGATACTGATAAGCCTGAACAACCGAAGGGTGCTTAATCAGAGCATTAAAGAACGCCGTATCAACTGGAGCAATGATGCCATCAAACACGCCATTGCCACCCATACCGTCTTGCACAGCTTGGATAACTTGTTCAATAGCTGCCAGAACTTGACCTGACGAAGTGCCAAACAGGAAATCAACCGCAGTACGGGTCACGCCGAATTCTGCATTCCAGTCCTGTACAATGGTACCATTTGGAGCATAAGCAGTGCCTGAGAACAGCGCTTGTGCGCGAGCTTTGTTCAGGGTCCAGTCATGATTCTGGCGCATACGGTCCAGTTTACGCATACGGACGGCATCCAGTTGTTCGACTTCATTGAAATTATCGTAAGCCGACTTGTTTTGCAGGTCTTTTGGCGAAATGTGATCGTCCAGCGGGAAGTGTGGAACCGCAAAGGTGTGCAACTTACGGGTTGGGTCTTTGCTCACCAGATTCTTTTCACCGCGAACACGGTCAACAATCAGAGCACCATCCATCGTGGTTTCTTCGAACATCACGGTGTCGGAGGCAACGCCTTCTTCCGAGAAAATACCCAGTTGGTTAAAAGTACCCCACTGGATTGGCATATTACGAACTGCGGACGTCAGATCAACTACGTCGAAGTTATTGAGAGGGCTGCGAATCAGCATTATTTATTTCCTTTAATTGTCAGAGAGAATTGCCCCGTGAGGGGCTTGTGTTGTCAAAGACAACTATTAGATTTGGGTCAGAACGTCGATACCAGAGTTGGTAGTCAGTGCCAGCAGTTGAGCAGTACGAACAGCGCCAGCAGTAACAGTTGCACCGAAAGTCAGCGAAGCGTCAGCGACAGCAGCAGGGCCGCGATACATGACCAAGAACTTAGTGTCAGTGTTAGCTGCAACAACGGTTGAAACTGGACGACCAGTGGCATCACCAACAACAACAACCGATGGATTTTGCGAGCCATCAGCAGCCGAAGTTTCCATCAGCTTGTACTTACCAGTGGCAGTAACCAGACCCAGAACCGAGCCGATTGGCAGAGTAGCAGCAGGACCATTCAGTGTAACTACTTTCTTGCAGTAGCCCCACTCTGGCTCAAATTCACGTTTCACAACATTGCTGTAGTGTTGGGTTTCAGTAGCGATAACAGTCATTATTACTTTCCTTCAGGATTATATTGAGCAGCAATTTTTGCTGCGAGGCGGGTTGCAGTGTCGGCTTCTTCAACAGGAGTTTTCACCTCTGCTGCTACGCCTTCTTCTTTAAACATTTTCGACTTCGATTCGACATCCATATTTGCAGAAAAAGCCGCGTACATGGTGTTGAAAGTCGCATCGTCAGCATTTTCCAGAGTTGCCAGAACAGGGGCAGCACCTTCAGTACCAAGCACAGCTTCCAGTTTTTCCTTACGGGATGCCGCTACAACAGCTTTAGCATGTGCAGCCAAAGAAGCTTTCTCGGTTTCGATTGCGTTCAGCTTAGCTTCCATTTCTGCAAATTTCTCTTGCATTTCAGCCAGTTGAGTTTCTTTTGCAGTAAGAGCAGCGCTCAGTTCTACAGTTTTGTCATCAGCAGCCAAGTTAGCCACCTCCGTGGTTTGGGACATTTCGGTGTCTCCTTCTTGTTGTGCAGGCTTGGCTGCGGTTTTAAAACGATCTAGAAATTTCATTCGTCTGTTCCTTGGTTAGAAAGTACGTAGGAGACAAACTCCGAACGTGTTTGAATTTTGTTGATTAGGCCCATTGACAAAGCATCCTGTGCACTGTAGACTCTAGCTTGTGTACTCTTCAAAGCTTCAACTGACAAGCCTGTATATGCCGCAACATGGCTTCTGAATTCATCCCCCAGTTGTGCAACACGAGTTTGCAACTCTTCTAGGAAGGAATCTTTGAAATTGCCTTCAGAATCAAATGGAACTTTATCCGTACCGTCAGTGATGTAAATTCGCTCGTAGCCTTCTTGCTCAAGGTGTTTGCTATCGTTGTACAAGGCAATCAGTACGCCGATTGAACCTACATCTGAGAAAGGATTGGAGACGACCTCATCTGCCACACATGCAATGCCGTACATCGCACTACAGGCCGAACCATCTACATACGCCAGAAGTTTCACGCCATTGTCATCGCACATCTTGCGAAGCTCGTTAGCTGACTCAAAACATCCGTATGCTTCGCCACCGCCTGAATCACAGTCCATGACAATAGTTTTTACGCCACTTTCAATCAGTTCTTCAGCTTGTTCAAGAAGCATCTCATAGGAATACCCGCCACAAAATGCTTCCCATCCCGTTGTGCGGTATGTCAGTGGCCCTCGAATTTCGATGATTCCCACGCCAGAGTTTTCATCCATTGCTGGGGCAGGTACTAGTTTAGATTCATCCTCTTCTGGGAACTTCATCAACTCTGCATTACGAGATTGAAGATAGCCAGAAATTGACTGAAAACCTGTCTTGCTAATAAGTAGAGGTTTTCCATAAATACTAGAAAGAAGCCTCTGAAGTTTATGTGCTTTCATGAAGCCCCTTTATTTGTTGTTTGCATTATCAGTACCCGCATCGCCCTTACCCATAGGACTTTTAGAAGTTCCCGGTCCTGCGGTTGTCATACCTTCGGCAGCGTTTGTTTCCACAGCAGCCAATGTTGCAGGAAGTTCGTCCTTACTTACAGGCTCGTCTTCAGGGCGCTCTGGGATGCCTAGTGCTCTGCGAACACGATTCATAAATGGACGGTCAATCTCAATTGCACTCACACTGACAATTTGTTGGATTGCTTTGGCGAACTCGGCAAGGTCAATGTCTTCGATATCTTCGTAGACAAACTTAGGAAGATTATCTTGACTCCAACCGTTAGCAGCGTATATAGTACGCATCAGGTCTTCATTCAGAGTTGAAGCCATTTCACGCAATCTGTAGTCAATAGCCAATGCAAGAATTGATGTCTTACTTTCAGCTAAGCTGAAACTACCAGAGCCATTTGCACCCATCTTCAAAACATCGACACTAAGTGCAGAAAGAATGTCAGACTGGAGGCGTGTGATGATGTTTTCAATGTCGTATTTAGAATTACCTTTGGATTCCATAAGCTCATATGTGAACATTTGGTTTCCGTGGTCATCTGTAACGTTAGGTACGAGCAAACCTCGTTGAGTACCTAGATTATAATTATCAATAATCGACTGGAAGGCTACTACTACTGCTTTATCTGCTGCGCTTGCATCCGGTGCCAGATACTTAGGAGGGATAGTGATCTTTAGAATACCTTGGACATCTTTTGCAGTGCCAATCAATTCACTCTCTTGGAGTAGCGTCAAGGTTTTGAACGCAAGATAGATTGACTTATAAATAGAATTTCCTTGAGGGTTGCCTTTGTTTCCAGAGGCAGTGAACAACAAGAACTTCTCTCGTTCAATATTCACCAAACCTGTCATCGGGTCTTTTCTATTGGAAAACCTAACAGCATCTTCCACATTTGAAATGTCTTGCTGAACACCTAGCAGATACGCACCAGTGTCATCAAAATTCCATTTACAGATAGTGTCTTGATTGCGAGGGGCAAGCTTACGAATACCTACAATTCCGTCATTGTATTTTGATCCGTTACGGAGCAATCGGCGACGGAGGACTTTCTCGTGAATGTCAAAGCCATATTCCAGATATGGGACAACTTCTTCGATAAATCCTTTCCAACTACCTTCCATGTCATCCATCATGGATGCTACTATTTTAGCTCGTTGCTTTTCAAGCTCAGTGGCATTTGCAGGAGGTTCTACTCGCCAGTTAACCCTTGAAATCATCATACGATAAACATTCATTGCGCCACCAACCGTAGGGTTGTTGCGAATTTCATTTACTGTTTTGGTGAAGGCCGGGTATTGAAATACTGTGTTAGACTCAGAATAGATGTGACCGTTGCGTTGTTTTAATCCCACAAAACCTTGCTCTGTAAGAGCCATTCGAGGAATTGTTACGCCTTCGTCGGGGGAAGCTGCTGCGGAATTATCGCCAGATGGCGTTGTTGTATCAGCCATAGTGGGCGCTCTCCTTCTTAATTAGTGGCTATTATATCATAATTCCGTTGGTTGTCAATAGGCAATCTTAGATTTCTATGATATAATAGCGATTTATTTTACTTAGATAGTCGGAATTGGACTAGCTTGCGTGAATTGAGGTATGACAAAACTCGGGATTGTTACTTGTTTCATCAACGCTTTAGCTGCTGTCCCGGTGGCATCCCAATAGTCATCCTTCTGCTGGCGATTACCGTCAACATAATCCTCAAGCTCGTTGTACCAAGCTTCTGTCCACTCTCCCTTGACAACCTTCACCAAACCAGCTTCGGCAAGAGACAAGAAAGGTTGCATCTTAGATAACTTGCCAGTGGTGTTGCTAACCTCTGTTCTGGCATCTACGCCATTCTCTACGAGATACTTAATGAAGAACATATTTGCAGCCTTGCCTGCTTGGCCGGGGTCCGTAGGCGTGTAAACAGCAGGTTCTAGTCCGAAACTCTTATCCTTTTTGTCAGTCTCGACAATTTGTTCCAGAACACCATTAATTAGCTTGCGGTATCTTTCTCCATGCTCTACAATATAGAAACCGTCAGCAGTACGCGACATCATGACAGAAGCTGTCCAATCCGGGTCTGGATAAGATTCAGAAGGTAAGCTACCTGCCAAATCCATACCGCGTACACGATTTGTTATGTTATTCGGAGCACTGTCAATTTCCTCAACCCACTCGCGCTTGAAGTAACCTGCCGTGGATTCTTTAGCAAACCACGATCCAAGTAACAGACGCTCACGTTCTACACGTTTAAGATTTTCCAGACGCTTTACATAGCCCGGATTGATCTTATTCATGATCGGGTTGTCTTTAATAGTAGCCGCGATGTACGTATAAGATTGGCACTGAATACCCGGATACTTCGTATTCAACTCTTCTTGAGACGCACCAAATACTAATGTACCTTCGTAGGAACCATAGAAGCGTTCTACACCTGACATCTCTGGGCGAGGAATACCTGTCACTGGATCAAGATAAGCCTCTACAAATGGCATCAAGTGGGAATTATACCGGGGATTGCAAGTGGCTACGAGTTGGTGTGGGCCTTTGGCCTTAGAGCGGATGCGAGACTCAAGATAACGTACTTGTACCTGTGTGTGATTTTGTGCTTCATCAAAAACAACTAGTGAATACTGTCCACCGTCGTAGTTGGTGATATCACGGTCTGCACCACAAACTTTAAACTGCACTTGTGCGCCGGATGGAAATGTTGCGGTCATCTGAGGGTGTGTCTTAAACACCGCTCCAAATTGTCTCCACATTGCGACAGCTTCTTGGTACAATCCACCAGCCTGAGAAAGCTGCGTAGAAGTTTCGCGGATAAATACTGCCCTGAAATTAGGGTCTTTCATGTACTTTAGGATTAGCAGTAATGCTTGGTGTGATTTTCCGCAGCCAGCGCCGCCGCCAAAAATTACATAATCACTTTTACAGTTTAAAAACTTTCTGTGTGTCTCAGAGCTTGGACCAAGACTAACTTTAGCAGCCATAGGACTCCTCTTTTATTTTAGTAACGACAAAAACAGGCTTGCCATTTCTAGCAAAGCCTGTCCATAAATATTGGCGGAGAAAGTAGGTGCCGCCCCCAGACCGATTTCTCAGCCGCGAGGTTTCAAATCTCGCTCTGGCACTCGCCAGTCATTCTCCATGTTCTTGTGCAGACGCCACGCTATACCTTGCTCTGCAACTTAGTGCTCACATAAGCACCCTCTCCACAACTTGTTAATATTCAAAACCACCTTTTATGAACATAACAAATGCTTTAAAATGTATATTTCTGCTCAAAAACGATTAGAAATCATCACTTTTGCTTTAAACCTTATACAAAACACTTCCAGCTTCGCTCAACTCAGATACCCGGAGAGGAGGATTCACACCAAGGAGCGAAGCTGGAAACATTCTGGAGCGGGATGACGGCTTCGAACCGACGACCTATAACTTGGAAAGATATCGCTCTACCAACTGAGCTAATCCCGCTTTGAAAATTGAAGTAGTATTTAGCAGGAGGCTAGGCGCTACTCTAGCAAAGGAACAATAGGCGTGTGACGACGCCTCGTTTTACCCTTCCGTCTAGTCAATGGCTTGGACTTCCAACCTAACCGTATCCACTGTCATAGGGGTAACACCATTTCTGGCCTCCTCAGAGAGTATCCAATCCCGCTATTTCGCTAGACAATATCGTTACGCGGTCTCACCGAACGAAGTCTCGTTTCCCTGATTAATGTGTCTGCTTCCCACATCGCTCCTGCTAAATACTACTTCAATACAATTGGTGCTCCGTGTCAAACTTAACAGCTACAGACAGACGAACTGCTGTAGGCCAGAGGTTTGCACTCCGAAGACTTTAGAAGGCGTCCCTTCATTTCTTTATGGTGCCTAGATACAGATACTAGGGCTTAAACTATATCCGGGGTTATCAGCCCCTCGCTAGATATAGTCACTAGTCTCCAGTCGTCCGTAGCGTTGTGTACGTTGCTGGCTAACCCGTTCTGAAAGATAAGTTCCGACACGTTCTGTAATAACTTGGTGCCCACTGTAGGATTTGAACCCACGACGTTAGTTTACACTTATTCTACCTTACAAGGGTAGCCCAATCGGCCAGCTATGGGAAGTGGGCAAAACTTTACGTATTAGGCGACCAGCTTTCAATGGTCTTGCCTTGATCGTTCATCACATACACATTACCGTCAATGGCCGAAGAACTCTCTCTGCCAATGACATCTGTATAACGAACACAAGGGAAAGACTCTGCAAGACCCTCACCAAAAGATTTGTAAAACTCATATTGAACAACTTCAATCATCTTGAACTTCTTGCGATAATCTTTATCTGCAAGGCCATCGTCACTCATAATCTTCAAAAACATAGTATCTTCCTGTCTATCTAAGTAAGCCATCTCTGGCACAATCTACTCGGACTCTTACCGTTGCATAATTTCCTCTGTCGTAGAAACAGAGTGCAGCCATCTATCTTCAGGTAGCGTCCATCAGATTCTTTACAATACAACCATTCTACGCACAATTCTCACACCTGTCAAGAGATTTCCTGAATCTGCTCAAAATCGACAGTAGGGGTATCATCCTCATCTTCCGTTTGTATTCCCTTGCCCAGCTTTTGCTCAACTATCATTCTCTGCAACTCTATCTTTTTAGCGTTGTTCTCCATGTCATCTCGCAGACTCAACACTGCCTTACTTGCGTCTAGGCCAATTTTCTCATCAGAACTGTCACAAAGTTTTTCCAGCCTCGCTACTGCTGTGAACGAAGCCTTGTCTAGCGCCTTAATAATCTTCATTAGTGCTGTCGGTGTCTTGCGAGGCTTAATCACCCTATTTTCATCTTTTTTAGCTACTGCCACGTAAATCCTCCTTGCTTTGTTCTCTATTAGAACATATAATAACACAGAAATGCTGTGTGTCAAGAGGTGACAAAATGTTAACACTCCTAATAGTTGTCATTCTGACTGCTTGACAACGGTGATTTCTGTGCTACAATAAGACTTATGAACTTTAAGAATTCTCAGAAATAAATGCTTGACAGCAGTAATTCTGAAGAATAGTATGATCTTACCGCAGACAGCTTGCTCTGCACAACAAGGGGAGAAAGATGTACAAAACTATCAAATACTGGGCAATCCTGACTTACGCCAACCTACGAGGTAAAACTTGCGTAGACTTCTTCGGGCAAACTTATGTGATTGCTCTGAACACTGTCCGTCGTATCCGATAACATGCAGACTGCCAAAGGTAATGCCAAGAAGCTTCACCAAATCTTTGTACAAGACGCAGAAGATCACAAAATGGCTATTCACGAAGTGATGTCTCTGTTGCACACTAATATGGAAGCGTACTATAAGCCTGTCTTGGCTGTTATTAATGGAGGCAAAGCTTGATGTCAGAGATTGAAGAATTCTTGCAAGAGTATGAAGCACAAGAAGAGGCTGAGAACCTTTACCACAGCGTCTTTTATATTCCACCATGCTATCAACCACAGGAGAACGACAATGCCGTCTAAAACTATCACTAACCCAAACTTTGCTGTGCTTATGCTAGAAGTGCAAGACCATCTTCGTGCAGGATGGGAGATTGACGAGAATCATTACCCTGTTGCACACTTTGTGTACTACGAAGTAACTCTTGTGAAGGATGAACATGCTGAAGTGTTTCCTGAGAAACCAAAAGGCCCAGATAATGATTTCTTTAAATCCACTGCAATTACACCTCCTGTAAAGAAGGCTGGTCGTCCACCTCAGAATAAGGCTGCACAATGAACGTAATGGAATGGACTTTGAAACAACTGGAACAGGATTCTGAGTGTTGTGGTAATTGTATTGGCTGTAAGAAAGAGTTTGCACAATGTACTGATTTTGAGGTAGAAGTTCTTTGAGAAATAAAACTAAAGGAAATAACGTGAGCAAACAACGTGTAGCAAGCCGTCGTACTAAAGTTGAACATGATTTGGCTAAGCCTCAGACTAAAGCTAAATTTCTTGAAAACGCTCTGGAAATCGAAACATCCATCCAAGCACCCCTGCCAAAGTTTGTACCCGCTACCCCTAATCAACACCGTCAATTGAAATACTTGCAAGAAGGTCGCAGTGCTGTGTGGGCTATCGGTGCTCCGGGTAGTGGTAAGTCGATGGTTGCTGCTTACCATGCTGCTTGTCTTCTGAAGCAAAAGAAGATCGAGAAGATTATGCTCATTCGCCCTGTTGTCTATGTTGGTAACAGCATCGGAATGTTAGCTGGCTCAGCAGAAGAAAAACTCTCAGTATGGTTCAAGCAGACAGTCAACCACTTGGAGAAATTCCTCGGTAAAGGCTACACTCAGTATTGTCTTGATAAAGGCATCATTGAATATCAAGCTGTAGAGCACCTTCGAGGCCACTCTTTTGAAGATGTCTACGTAATCTGTGAAGAGTCACAAGGTCTGACTTTCCAAGAGTATGAAATGCTCCTTACTCGTATCGGCAAAGGTGGTCAAGTTTGTTTCACAGGCGATGAGCGTCAGGCCGCTGCTAAGGACAACTCTGGACTGACCAAACTTATGAACATGCTGGATAATGTCAAAGAGAACGAGCCTGATTATTTGGATGACAATGATCTGAAGGTTATTCATAACGATCTTGGTGTTGTGCGATACACATTGGACGACATTCAGCGATCTGGTGTAGTCAAAGCATTGTCTAAAGTTTATTATCATTTGAAGGATTAATATGAACAAACAGCAACCAAAGAAAGCTGGCAGCTACACTGAAGAGATGCATGAAGAAATCCAAGTGCAATTTTTCCCCGCAAAACATGGCACCTATGTAGCAGACCTTTTCGGCTACATCAACTCTCCAGCACAATTCTCCCAGATTGTCACTGTCCTGAACAACATGCGAGAAGAAGACGAATTAGTTATCAACCTCTGTAGTTTGGGTGGAAATCTGTCGGCCATTAGTAGCTTGCTCCACGGTATCAACAAGACGGAAGGTACTGTACATATTTGCGCTACAGGTTCCAATGCCTCTGCTGCTACTCTGCTGCTTCTTGCTGGAGACAGTTTTGAGTTGTCAGAAGACTTTGAAGCACTTTTCCATAATGGCAGTCTTGGTTACGGCGGCAACTTCAACGAGGTTAAGGTGCAAGCTCCCTTTTCTCTGCAACACATGGAGAAAATCTTCCGCAACCATTACCAGTTCTTCTTGTCGGATTACGAGATTGAGGAAATGCTGAAAGGGGTAGACATTGCTATGGGGCCGGAAGAGTGGTGCGAACGTGCTACTGCTCGTATTGAGAAGATGCAAGCCAAGATGTTTGAAATGCAGAAGCAAGCACAAAAAGCACAACGCAAGCCACGCATCAAGAAAACTCCCTCTAAAGCTCTTGACAAGCCTGAGAACCCTGCCGTATAATTAGTTCATTGCCCTGATGTCCGAAAGGCTTCAGGGCTTTTCTTATGGAGAGTATAATGTTGACAGAAAAAGACGCTGTGCAGAAAGAGAAGGATGCACTTATGAAGCAAATACGGCACATGACAAGCCTCTGCACTTGTCCTAGTTATGTGAGTGTACAGGAGCTTGTGGAGTTTATTGCTGTCATGAAGGGAGAACAATGATGTACTTAGTAATGGTTGACCGCTGGGGCAGCTATGGCTGTGACGAACCCTACATGGTGTTTCACTCGCAGCGTAAGGCAGAAGAGTGTGTAGAGTCTATGAATGCTTATGACCCTAGGGATTGTTATACAATGTATGAAGTGGAGGTTGGCGATGAATGACATGTTTGGTATGACCATCATTGCAGGAGATGTTGTGCTGAAACCCAAGATGCTTGGTCGAAGCCCTTTCATTGAGAAGCGAACTGTTACTCTTATCAAAGACGGTAAGATTTATCTTGACGATAGCAAGGTCGCTATTAATTTCCCGGAGAGATTGGTGGTATTCAATGTTTAAGAATTTATTCCAAGCCCTCTTCGGAAGCTTCTCTCGTAAGCGTAAGTTGTCTGAGGACGAACTGGCACTCGTGCGTAGGATGATTTCTGAGGCCAATGCTATTGCTGATGGCAGCTATGTTTTTGAGGATAGCAAGCTTCCTAAGCCTCAGATTCCTGAACGTAGAAAGAATCCTCGATGAAAGAATTTCTAAAACATGCTTGGCAACCTATCCTAATGGGAGCTACGCTAGGCACAGCAAATATCATGTTTTACAATAGCTGGCAATTCTGGGTGATTTGTCTGTTATATGCTTTTAAGGTTGGGAAGTAACAGAGGCTCTCTTCGGAGGGCTTTTATTTTATGTGAGTATCGCATGCGATTAAGTCGGGCAGGAGTTACCCATTGACAATACACAGAATTCTGATATAATAGACCTTATATAGATAAAGAAAGGAAGTTATGGTAGATAAACTTAAAGCAACAAAACTTCGGGAGTTAGGATACACCTACGCACAAATCGCTGACCAACTAGATTGCTCTGAGGCTTGGTGTAGGAAGAACCTAGTATCTGTGTGCAAGGGAGAACTTGTGATAGAGGCAGAAGTAACTACAAAACTGAAGGCCATCAAGATTCTTGAGGATGCTTTACAACAATTGAGGGAGATGTGAATGGCGTCGAGAAGTCTTGAAAGTTACATCGGAGAAGTTTTTGGAAAACACAAGCAGTTGGAAGTAGTTGATGTGGATACTAAAGCAGGAGTTGGTGGTAAGAGAATGCTATACATAAAGTGCTCTATCTGCTCAAAAGACCATGAGATGTTTGGAGACGGTGTATTCACTATTACGTCAGGGAATCTCAATAAAGGAATTCAACCTTGTGGATGTGGAGCTTACCAATACAGCCCGGAACAAATGTTGTTAAGGATTCGTAGGAGAATTGTTGAGAAGGGTTTCAATTTAGAACTTATAGGCTTCGCCGAGCCTTACCGTGGAGTGGACACCAGATTGACTTTGCGGTGCACTGTGCATAATACTATATGGAACACAGTTGACGTACATGTGATTCTTGGCAGTAGGTACAAAGGGATGTGCATAGAGTGTGAAAAGAATTTTATATCCGAACGTCGAACTGTGGATGAACAACTTATCATTGAAAATATAACAGCTTTGAAAAGGTATCCAGAAGGTTCCGTATTCTGGAGGACGCCTGAAAAGAGAAAGATTAGTCTTGAAGGTCACAATACTGGAAACAAGTGGGCGATGACTTGCGGTATTTGTAGCGAGGATGAATATGTACAGCAAGGTTTGTGTTCAGGTGTATTTGAAACAACTGCACAACAACTACAGAAAGGGAACTTACCCTGTAGATGTGGCGAACACTTTATCTATTCTGTCGAGCAAAGGCGCTTTCAAATAGAACAACACCTCAGTTCACCTGAAAAAGCTCATTACTCTTTTGTAGGATTCCACGAGAAAAACAACTGGCAACATACCAGTAAACTGAAATTTAAAATGTTCTGCGAGCATCATGGCAATTTTGATAGCAGTGTGCTTACTATGAAAACGAGAGAAATACAATGTCCTTTGTGCAGGGTAGGCGGTGGGTATAAGACAAGTTTACCCGGTAGCTTATACATTCTCAAAATAGAAGGTGAGGGCGGCAATTTCACAGGTTATGGTATTTCAAATCAAATTGAGAAAAGGCTGCAAAGACACGTATCAGAGCTTTACAAATATGGTTACACAATTACTGAGCAAAGAATCTTCAACTTCTCTGGGAAGAAGACTTTGGCAGTAGAGAGTAAAATTTTCCATAATTTTGAAATCTGCTCTCAGAACATCTCTGGTTTCCGTGAAGAGGCAGTCAGTTCGGAAGATTTTGATAACCTAGTTAACTTTGTGCAGACCCATTCACCCTCTTCTGAAACGAAGCTTGATATTGTACTTCCCTCCGCTCGTGCTCTTTCAAATATTCGGGCATCTTCCCCTCCCATCGCTTTACATTGCGATCAACTAAGCTAGAATGAACGCCGTGCTTTAGTGCTATGTCTTTCAGCTTGGCACCAGATTTTCTATCTTCAATCATACTTGAAAGGATTTCTGGTGTCAACTTCAAAGGTGGACCTAGTTTGGTTCCTTGTGCTTTAGTACGTTCCAATCCAGCATGAATCCTCTCTACAATCATGTCTCGTTCCATCTCAGCCACCGCAGTAAGCATCGTAATCATCATCTTGCCAGCAGAACTGGTGATGTCCATCTTACCCAGTTGGATGACCACTAAGCAGATTTTCTTTTCTTTGATTTGCTTGATAGTTTGCAAAGTGTCAACAGACGTTCTCCCTAGCCTATCAATTTTCACGATGACCACTGTGTCCCCTGCTTCGCACTTCTCAATCATCTGTTTGAACTTTGGGCGAGAGAACGCATCTACAGTGCCTGACACTCCGTCATCGGAGAACCACTCACTCACAGCAAAGCCAGCATCAAGAATTTCTTTCTTTTGGTTATCAGTAGTCTGATTTTTATTGCTCGTACTAATTCTCAAATACCCATACACTTTTGTCATGATTTTATCTCTTTCCAGTAATTCATTCTCGATGTAGAGATTGTACAGAGATTTCCTATATTGTGCAAGAATATTTACAGGAAATTTTGAAAATAATTTTTTGAAAGAGTCCCTATTTCTATTTCTTAGATAGGGCTTATTTGCAGAATATCTGAGCTTATTTGCGCCTTATTGGCAGGATTATTTTGCACAATTTTGGTGCGTTGAGAGTGTCTTTGGAAATGGTCATAGGCGCAAGTGGTATTAAACCTGCCGCACGGTGGCTGTAGTGTTGCTACTAAGACAACGAAATATCTGTATATTCGTACAGTAGTTTACCCTCGTAACCACCTATTGCAGCCGTCCTCCCTCTATTCAAATGATTATAGGATAGGAATGATTCTCATCTGGTCATTCATAATCTGCATGTCTATTCGTGATAGCTGCCGCTTTATCTGCCGCCTATAATCCCTTTGTAATCAAGCCTCTACACCCTCTCAGAGCCTCCCATTCTGCCGCTTTGATATGTCACCTATGCTTGCCCATACAGCCCCTCACAACCCCTCTGCTGAATAATCCCTGCTCGATATGTTATCAGGCTGCTAATTGTTACTCTGCTGTAACATAATGCTTCTTGGAAACAGTTGAGAGCGTTACCTTGTAGCAACATTGTAGGATATTAATGACTCGTTGGTTATTAATGAGAATGTTCTGCGCGATAAGATGCGAGGGGATTCGGGTGGGAATTGTGGGTTTAATACTGCACAATAATTAGGCAGTGTGTTGGTCAGGTATAACACTTACTATAGTGTATGATAGCTGCCTATATTTTAGGCACAATAAGAGGTACTGTGTGAGACTACTATAAGTACTATATTACGATACTTTTAGATAGCAAAAGACCACCTCATAGGGTGGCCTCTGTGTTCTGTTGTACCTATCCTCAATGGTTATTCTTTATGCATACTGTACTTACCCCATGCAACATGACTACCTGCGAAGGCTGGAACAAGGCTTATCAGTCCTTCCCTCTTCTCAGCCGCTGCGCATACGTTATTGTTCTTGATGGGATTGTCATCGTCATACAGGGCTATGTACCAGCAGCCTACAGGACCATAGCCTAGCTCTTTAGCGAGAGGGCTAGTAGGGTATGCGTAGCCGATGTTCTTTGTAATAGTCATAATTGATGTTTCCTCAACAAGTAATAACACAGATCATCATTGTTCTTAGGCTTAGGGCAATCCCCACCACTAGGCTTACACCCTACTTGAACTCCCAATAGGGTCTTAACAACATCTAGTTTGTACCCTAGCAAACACTTACTGTATTGTGATGTCTCCATGGCCCTACAACCGTTACAAGTCTTAATCATGTTGTTCTCCTTAGTTGATGTAGTAATTATATACGTAACAAAGCCCACATGCAAGCATTATTTGCACATGAGCGTAATTATTTGTTATGTTGTGTTCTTACAACGAAGATTACTTCCTTTTAAGAAAATGCTCCAACATACTCAAAGCAATTTCTTGGCAATCCGCTTTAGTCGCTCCGCACACAGGCCCATTTATAATAGTCTCCCCTAGTGACGGATGCTTCATAGGAGTGTCAATATACACTTCCATTCCCTCAGAGGTTACAAGCCTCCAAGGGTTACGGCTATAGTTCATTTTGATGATTTTCATTATAGGTAGAAGTAGCTTTGATTGAGATGACGGAAAATAGAGGACTCTTCGTTATTAAGGCTAACAACTTCATAACCACCGTCGAATGACATAAGACTAACAATGGAATCATCAGGGTAGACGTAGAATGTCTGTCGAATCGTTAGTCCTCGTACGTCACTATAGAAAGTGACAGCAGCGGATTTTACTTCAGTGAGGCATTCGCTTTTGATGTCTTTGAAGAGTTCGATTACGTTCATGATTTTCTCCTGTTTGTGTTTGCTTGCTCGATGTATTAAGTATACACCCATCCACAAAGAACACAAGAGAATTCTTCAAATAAATTGAATGTTGTTATTCTGAGACAGCACAAACCTTAACATGCTCCTCACTCATCCATTGCAAACCTAGCATTCCTCCGAACACAACGCCATAACTCCAGCTATTAGTGTCCTTAGAATGCTTCCTGTGCTGTACTACGCCATCGCTACTAAGGTAGCGCACAGCTTGACCATGTTCGTACTTAGGAGGCGTCATATCTCCTTTAAACGTTATTTTGCTCATACATCCTCCTCAGCCAAAACAAACCTAGTCTCATGCCACTCACCCTGAACACCCTCCAGCTTGACAAAGAATGTCTCAGAGTCTTCTACAGTGTATTGTGCCAAGTGTTGCAAAAGAGGCATTACGCACAGAGCGTTAGCCTCTGAATCTTCATCGTCAACACATACCACAATGTCACCTTGTTTGAACATGGGAATTCCTTTCATACTAGATTCAACAGTTTCGGCGGTAACGTATTGGTCATCATCATACCAACGAATTTTCATACAATCTCAATAGTTTTGATCTGACTGTCGCCAATACTATACAGCAATCCTTCAGCACTGTACAAAGAATAAACTTTGCTGCCGTAGCCGTCGCTCTTTTCGACAATACTCGTTACGCCGGTGAAGATTGCGTTATCGTTGCTATTATATGTAATCTTGACTTGCATGTTATTTCTCCTAAGAATCATTCCGCCTCAGCACATTGCCTCAGCCCATGTAAAGAATAATACGCTATGTTGTGAGGGAATGCAAGCTATTTCTACCCTTTTACAAGAACAGCAATAATCTCTTTACCAATGACACGTCTCCAAGTAGAGAGACACTCGTCAAGGTAGACATCGCCGTAGAAAACTCGCAGTTCTTCACCGGTATCTTTAACAACAATTTTGTATGTATTCATGATTTTATCCTTAATACTTGATCGAATGTAAATCAGAGAAAGACTAGCTTGCGCTAGTATCCCAGCCAATCCCGCACAGCCCCAAAATCAGCCTCAATAGTTTCCTCTTGCGAAAATGCTACTCCATCCTTGCTGTAAACAGCCTCTACAACAATCTTTCCCTCATGCGCGGAGAGGACGTTGATAGAGTGTTGCTGTAGGTATTTGATTAGGGTGGTCATGATACGACAATACCCTTCTGCGCGTAGTAGTCAATCATCTTAATAATATCCTGTTCTGGTGTAGCTATGGACCTCAGTTGAGCTATCAAGAAATGAGCATCTTGTTGTTCTTTGGTAGTCTTAGCTAGTAACTCTTTGGCGTGCAAACGATCACCACAGCCGCTTTCGCAGATCAATTTCCATTGTGTACGATTGTAAGCTTTGCCGGACCACTCACCATGACCTGTAGAAACTTTCTCGAACCATTGTGCTTTCTGTCCTTCTTTGATTTCTGCACCACACAGGAAGCATTTGCAAGTTTTCTTAGCTATTGTGAACTTGAGCATTTTGTTCCTCCTGTTGTGTGTTTGCTTCCAATCGTTCGGTGCTTACCTCTGCACTTCCAATTCTGCGCTTCGCTTGTCGTTCGCTTGCGCTACCGATAGACACATCATCTCATATCTTCCGCACCAACGCAAGAGAAATGTACAATTATTTGTTGTGCCGTTTTACAACAATAGCTCCGCACTTTGTCATTGTAGCTGTACGAACGAAGAATTTACGCCTGTAATGATGTCCTCCGTGCCAACGGGTGTATCCGGCATAGTGGCCTTCTCGTTGATTACGTGATTGCATATCAACCTGCCACACCGTCAACCTGAAACGGCATAAATACTTCGTCTAGAATTGTACCTATTTCTTGATGTACAATAACATCATCTAATTCTTCGTAGCGCCTACTTTCTTCTCTAACAGAGTCGAACACAGGTTTATCATATATTGCAAGATTGCAATCTCCTGTGGTGTAGCAACCAAAACGCTTAGACGGACATTTATCCATAAGCTTTTGAAAGTCTTTAATCCACTTCTTTTCCTCTTTTGTAAGAGGCTCAATTTCATAAGTCATTTTGATTCCCTAATAGGCTTATTCATCATTCCCAACAACGCCAGAAAGCCGCTTGTCAACACGTCACACATGCATTGTTCTCGCCAGAACATATAACGTTTCTTGAATGTTATTGGTATGTCGGATTCTGTCCAGAGGATTGTTATCATCCTATTCTTGCGCCTTATAGGATTTATAATAACTTTCCATATTCTTTACACCTACAGGATTCTTGCTGTGGAAGAAACATACAGGCATCATATAATCGTATTGTTGACAATAGTATGCAAGCCATTTTAAGCAGTCATACCCAGTGTATTCTTGATTGTTGTCAACATCAAAGCATTGTATATCATGATCGAAAGAAATGTACTCAGGCATGCAATGCACAATAGCCTGTTTAAATTGGTCAAATGTGCGGATGGTATGCCAGCAACCAATGTTGCCGTAATCGATCCATGTTACATCTTCTGGTAGTCGTTCATCGTCTAGAAATAAGTTGTAATACATACATCCCTCGCAAATTAAAACATTCCTCGGCAAGCCTATTTGTTAGGCTGTCGTTTATTCACTAGTCAATTCGTTAATGTAATCTTCAACCTTTTGAGATGCGCAAATCCAGTCAGAGTAATGTTTATTGCTAATGTCGCTTTGAAACTGTGCTTTCTTTTCTTCGATGATAAGAGTTTTCAGAATGGTTGCTTGTTCTTTGGTAATCATGATCTTTCTCCAAATAATGAATGTATGAGGCTATTCTACAGTGTTGTGAGGGGATTGTCAAGGGTTATTCATCATCCAAAATTGTAGCATCATAAGGCACAATGTCCTGACTAAAGGCCATTCCTGCCGAATAGCCCTCTGTTTCCATATCGTACACTGCACAGCCGTCATAGCCTGTATCAAGCTGTACGTCATGTTCTATGCAAAGCTGTTTTAGTGCTTCTATGAAATTGTTGTATTTTGTCATGTTATTCTTTAACCACATTAAAAGGAATCTTAAACTCGCTCAAAGGAATCTCTTTAAAGATTGTACTCTGTCCGTCATTGTATAAAATCTCAATCACCGACCACTTTTTAATGTCTGCCATACTATCATACTCTTTCTGTACAGTTGCCTTAAAGCCGTTGTAATAACCTTCTTTGGTCAGTAGTTGACTACCATAAGCCACAGTGTAGAATTCTCCAATCTCTTCGTCAAGGTTGCACACACTGAAGCTAGGCTGCTCCACTTGAGACAGTTCTAACAGGAACCTTTGCATACGTTCTGCATCACTAGCACTGATAAACTCTACCTCCTCATCATTCTTACGTGCTGTCTGACTCGTTACAGCAACCGCAATACCGTCAAGGAAATACACTCGCACGCCAACCCATGTATCTGTGCACAACCATTTAGTCAGGAATGCATACTTAAGACGTTCTTTAATAATGCTGTCATAAGCATAACAGTTCATACCTAAAGCACTATTAAATACTTCTATATCATAACACGAGTCAATGTCGTCTTTGTTGATACGGTCGATTGCTTCTGAGAGTTTCATGAT